TCATTCCCACGCGTGCTTGCTGAATTGATAGCCCTTGCTGCGGATCGTCTTGATCCGTTGCGGGTTGCTCGCGTCGTCGCGCAGCTTGCGGCGCAGCTTCGAGATGCGCCCGTCGATCGTGCGGTCGAGGCCGTCGAATTCGACGCCGCGCAACTGCAGCATCAGGTCGTCGCGGCTGACGACTTCGCCCGCATGGCATACGAGCGCCCACAACAGGTCGAATTCGGCCGACGTCAGGTCGGGCGTGCTGCCGTCGGGCAGCACGACGGAACGGTCGGTGCGGTCGATCGAGAACTTGCCGAACGCGTAGCGCTCGGGCTGCGGCGCGGTGCTCTCGGTCACGCGCGCGGGTGCGCGGCGCAGCTGGGCCTTGATCCGCGCGAGCAGGATGCGCGGCTCGACCGGCTTGTGCACGTAGTCGTCCGCGCCGAACTCGAGGCCGAGCAGTTCGTCGAACGGCTCGTCGCGCGCCGTCACCATGATGATCACGCCGTCGTACTGCTTGCGTGCCTCGCGGCAGATTTCGAAGCCGTCCTTGCCCGGCAGGTTCACGTCGAGAATGACGAGATCGGGACGAATGGACAGGATCGCCGGCACCGCGGCGTCACCATGCAGCACAGTGCCGACTTCATAGTCGTTCTTGCGCAGGTAGCCGGCGATCAGCGTGGACAGGCGGGTGTCGTCTTCGACGAGCAGGATGCGAAAAGACATGGGCAGCGGTCGGGTCATCGGGGAAGCCGCGGCGGCGCCGGCCGGTGCCGGACGCCGGCCATTGGCCGAAACGTACCGCATGATACTGCGCCGGCCGATTGCCTGTTCAGAGGTCTTGGAAATAAGGGCGCGATATCGTCCGTGCTTGACGAATCGGCGCCGGGACGGTTCCATACGGGCTCGCCAGAATCCGGCCACTCACCTACCCGCCTGACTTGATGAATTACCAGACGATTCCGGTTACACTCCCTCCCGACCCAGCACAGCCGGGAAACCCACGCCAGTAGGGCATCCGGCAGATTCAGACTGTCACACAGGGGTGTACCACACGCATGTCAACTCACCTGTTCAAACGGGGTAGCCGCTACTACTTTCGGCGACGCGTTCCGCTCGACCTAGTTCAGCGCTTGGGAAAGAAGGAATACACAATCTCGCTCAACACCTCGGATCGCTCTGTGGCAGTGACTTTGTGCCACGGTTACGACGCGACCTACGACATCATCTTTCGCGACGAGCGAGAGGCATTGCGTAAGGGCGAAACCAAAGCCGGGTACTGGGACGCACTCCCGCGTGAGCAGCTTGAGAATGAAGAAGCAAGAGACGCAGAGGCGTGGTATCAGGAAACTGAGGATGCACGTGCAGAGGCAATCGCGCAATTCGTAGAGATGCGGCTTATAGCACGGCTTCAAGAGATGGGCCTGCGTCGCATTGGTCAGGACGTAGTCGCACAAGAAGCAACAGCGGTTATCCAGTCAGCCCGCGAATCGTCGTCCCTGGCCATCGCATGCGCTAATGAGGAGCGTAGCCTCGTTGCCCTCTTCGAAATTTGGAAGAGGAAGCGTAACCCTACCCGTAAGCCAATCGATGACATGAAACGTGCAATCGACCGGTTCATTGCGTACGTTGGGGATTTGCCTGTCCCCGCCATCAGAAAGGCACACGTGGTCAAGTTCCGTAATGCGATGGAGGATGCTGGCGCGAAGCCCACCGCCATCCCATCAGCATTGGCGCGGCTAAACACCCTGTTCAACGTCGCAGACGGAGAAGCGTGGATTACTTCCAATCCTGCGAAGGGTGTGACTTACGAAACGAAGAAACAGAGCGCAAAATCTCGCCGGCCGCCCTTTGACACGCGAACGCTCAATCGCATCTTCGGAAGCAGGGTCTACACGGAGAACGCGCGGCCTGATGCAGGCGGAGGCGAAGCAGCGTACTGGCTCCCACTGTTGGGCCTTCTTACGGGCGCACGTGTTGAGGAGATGGCGCAGTTAGCGCCTGCGGACGTGTTCGAAGAAGAGTACCGAACTGCGAACGGCGAGCGGGCTACATGCTGGGTCATGACTTTTAAGAACGACGAGGACGCAGGGCAAGGCGTAAAGAATTTCAGCAGTGTCCGTCGAATACCGATCCACTCGCAGCTTTTGGCTCGCGGATTCATCGAATACGTGCGCAGCAAGCAAGGCTCTCCGCGCATCTTCACCGACCTTCGCCCTGATCGCTACGGCAATGAATCAACGTACTGGGCGCAGTGGTTCATCAGGTATCTGCGGGCCGAGTGCGAGCCGACCAGTTCGAAAATGGTGTTCCATAGCTTCCGTCACACGTTCAAGGACGTTTGCCGGGAGTGCGGCATCGATAAGAGTGTCCGTGACGCGCTTCAAGGGCATAGCGAGGGGGATGCAGCGGGCAACTATGGCGGCGAGTTCTATCCGCTACGTCCACTTGTCGAAGCGATGGAGAAGTACGAAGTTCATGGCGTGACGCTACCGCCGATCATGAGATAGCCACACCAGTCTAAGCAGGACTCCAGCCCGCGAGCAGTTAGCGCGGGCTTTTCTTTTGTCTATCTATTAAGGAATCCTATGCCACAAATCAACAGGGCCATTGTTGCCCGTGTTGCAGGTGCCGCAGCAGTGGCCGCCGCGCTTTTCACCGCCCAGTTCGAAGGGCATTCCCACAAGGTCTACCTGGACCCGGTAGGCATTCCGACGGTGTGCGATGGACACGCGCGGACGGGGCCAGAGGGGAAGCCGCTCCGGCTGGGTCAAACGTACTCAGACGACGTGTGTAGCTATTTGCTAGGGAAGGACATCAGCGAGGCTGATAGAGCCGTGCAGAGGCTTGTTAAGGTGCCTCTGTCGGACGGGGAACGGATCGCCTATACGGACTTCGCATTCAATGCCGGGGCGGCCAACCTTGCGGCTAGCACGCTCCTCAAGAAAGTCAACGCAGGGGATCGTGTGGGGGCATGCCACGAACTGCCGCGATGGACTTGTGCGACAGTCGAGAAAGGCAAAGGGGATGCTACGGGGATGTGTGCGACGCGGGATCGCTCGAAGAAGCAACTTCCCGGCCTAGTCAAGCGGCGGGACGCTGCAATGCGTGCGTGTCTAGGCACACCGTGATCGTTGACGGGTACTCGTCAGCGCAAATACACTGGGCGGCGATATTGGGCCACTACTACCGCATACTACATATGAGTCTCGAAATCTCCGATGAGTTTATCTCGCACGCGCGTATTGCACCGGTCGATGCCTTGTTCCACCTTTGTGAACATATCCAAGGGATGGTGTCAGAGAACCATGGATGGACGCAAGACGAGTTCGAAGATTTGACGGTCGCGGTAGCATTCGTCGCGAGTATGGTGGAAGGCGGCTTGTTGGAGAATCTCTTACACCCGCCATCAATGACCGGCAATGTCCCCGAAGATTGCTCAACACTGAAAAGGTACCTCGACCAGTACGAGGAAATCTACAGAACTAAGGCGTCTAAGCAGCGCCTCTCGTCGCTCACGTCGAGATTCTCTGCTGCCCTCGGCAACACGTTTGCATACCACTTCACAGATGGGGACGTGGCACGCATTCAAACCCTCATCAATGAATTGCGCGAGTTGGTATCGCAGTCCGATGGTTTCGAAGCAGATCACAAAGCGCGGCTGCTGAAACGGCTGGAACGCCTACAATCGGAAATCCATAAGAGCGTGTCCGACCTGGATAGATTTTGGGGATTGATTGGAGACGCCGGGGTTGTGCTTGGCAAACTAGGCACAAATGCAAAACCGTTGGTGGATCGCATCAAAGAAATTGCCGATATCGTGTGGCGCACACAATCGATTACCGAACAGCTTCCCTCCGGTACGCCGCCCCCGTTGTTGCGTGAATCGTCGTCGGAATCTCAAGACTAGTACGCGCGTTTGGCCTAATCCTTCGGCAAGGCCATCATTTCGGCCGCCGGGTAAAGCTGCAGCATTGCCCGTGCGGCCTCAACGTTCTTCGTATTCAGCCACTCGTCATAGTCTTCTGGCCGCAAGATCACTACGGAACGCTTCTCGTCGTTCGGCTTGTGCATGCGGGACATGAGGGGATGCCCGTCCGCGTTGACCGTCAGCATGGACATGCCAATCAGGGACCGCCCATCCTGGTCCTCATACCGCTTCCAAATGCCCGCCACGCAGTACGGCCGCCAGTCCGCAAGGCCGATCCGCTGCCACACATTCTTGCCCGTCTCGTAGCACGGTTCATATATCCACTGAGCCGGGATCAAGCATCGTTGCCCTTCCCGCCATGCCTTCCCGTACAGCCGCGACTCTCCGACTGTTTCCGTGCGAGCGTTCATCGTGTCTAGCTTGCGCTTTTTCTTCCCGTTCTCGTCCAAGCGCTCCGGCTGCATGAACTTCGGCCAGAAGCCAAACACTGCCTTGACGACTTCCAGACCGTCCCCGACCGCGTAAGCGACTGGGGCGGCGTAGTCCGGATATACGTCCAAGTCCCACGGGTCGCGGCGGTACAGGTCGCCAATGCCGATCTTTAGCTCACTGATGCCGGGATCTTCGCCCGGAGCCTTGTAGTTAGTACACATAGCGCTCCCCGATTCTCGGACTTGACCGAACCATAGTATCGCGGACTATACTGTATATCCATACAGTATTTTGAGGTGAATCGTGGAACCGCTCTGGGAGTACCGTTGGGAGTACGTGGACTCGTACTACGGCGTGATCGACTGCAAATTCTGGATGACGGATTGGGAGGCTGAACGCTGGCATGCGTTCGGGAAGGAAGGGACACGGCGTCTAGATGAGACGCGGAGGGATAGGCATTTGCAACCGAAACCTAGCGAACAAGCGCACTCGCATGCGGCTGCGCCGGTAGGAACAGACCCGCTACCGGAATTCGTGTCTCCGGATACAGGCACATTGCGCGGCTGGTGGAAGCACCCTGAGCAGGTTGACGGCGCGGACGTACGCCGGATGGTCTTGGAGGTGATCGCACTTCGGAGACTCCTAAACGCGAGCGTCAAGGTAGTCTCCGAATCGCGCGAGGTGTAGTTACTTCTTGTCGGGCGTGATGCCCCAGCACTGCCCCGCGCGTTCATTCTCCGGAATCGTCTCGGGGTTGTGCTTGCACTTGTTGATGGTGTCCAAAGCGTTCTTGTAGTCGGTCACAAGCGGATCGACAATGCTATCGACATAGGAGGCTTGGGCCGTCGCGTTGGGCGTTTGGCAGTCGCTCCCCATCTGGTCCGGCGTCGGACGAATACCGCCGATTGCGTGACCGACGTTATCGCCGCCGCTCCCCAATGCGGACCACAACGACGCGGCGGATGTCTGGAGGGCGTCGCCCTGTGCGTCCAGTTTGTCCGGCAGACACGACAGGATCGGGCGAGCGAAGTACACGACGTTGCCCTTGATGTACTCCCGCGCTGCGTACACGCGAATATCCTTGTAGAACTGTGCGGCCGCCGCCCTCTTTTCCGGCGTGTCCACATAGCCCGTCATGTCGTCGTACTGGAAGTTCACCAACGTCCACGTCGAAATGTTGACGTTGGCTGCTGCCATCTCCGCAGCGGTCGGCGCTTCACCGTTGTTCACGCTCGCAACGATATCGTGCAGCTTCGATCCGTTGATGATGCCGGGATACACGCCGATGTCCGCGCCGCGCGCCTTGAACGCATCTTGCAAGCGATTGATTGTGTCTTGTGAATCCGGCGCAATCGGAGCCGATGCGGCCGTGTCCGCTGCCGCCATCATCCGCACCTTACTTGAGGACGATACGAGCGGCGCGCCGGAGTACGTCAGCTTGATCGCGGGTCCGGTGTTTGCCGGAGTGGTTGCGGTATTGTCGTCGCCTCCGCCACACGCGGCGAGAAATGCAGAAAGAACAGCTACAGCAGTGAGTCGTTTAATCATTGTCTTTGTTCGATTTGTGTTTGTTTAGCCCCAACGAGAAGTTTACACGTGCTTTCACAATGAAAGCTAGAACCACGCGTAAATCGACTCTCGAACCACGCTCAGATCTAGCGCGCCATACTCCGGAACCTCTGGAAGCGCCTCGCGCTGTTCGTCCGTGAGGGCTGCGACGACATCATCTGTCCAGGAACGCAGCAGGTCCGGCGACATCAGCTCGATAAACTGCTCGCGTGTGCTGCGGAATACCTCCCCGCATTGAGCGAACGGCGCACCGAACGAGTCGTGAATCATCCAGAAATTGCGGACACCCTTCCCGTGTAGATCGTTGACGACGTAGGCCATGTGGGAGGCATCGACGCCATGCACAAAGTTCGGGGCTACGCCGGCACGTTGATCGTTCTTACTGAGGTCGTCTGTATCTACAGAAAACGTGCGCGCACGACGTGATTCTGGGCCGCCTATTTGCGTCTCAAGGCGCATCGATTTGCGGGCTACCCGCGCCTGCTCTACCCGCAAGCCGGCCGGCGTGCGCCACACTAACGGGAGGCCCGCAGCGGTCATCACGTCGGACACAGCCTGTAGGTAGGCCATCGCGTTGAGCATCCCCGGCGCAACGTCGGAAAAGCACGCGTTGATTTGCGAAGCCAACCACATCGATTCCGCATCAGGCGCGCCGGTCTTGCCCTGCACCTGCTCCCCGAACGTGTACGTTCCCGCGCTGTACACCTTCGTCATGCTCGGGGCTTTCAACAGGTCTCGATCGATCGACTTCTCAGCCCAGAATTGCAGACGTGCCATCGTTGAGGCATCGGCATAATCGACAAGGCCGCACAGGCGCTTGGACAGTGCCTCCGCCATGCGACCGTAGTAGTCGTCACCGCGCTCGCTCGGAACGAGATTGACCATCGCACCGGCAGACGCATCGCGGGTCATTCCGGCAAGCATCTGCACACCGCTACAGCTTCCGTCCAGCGCGCCCGCAAGGCGGCTGCGGAACGCGTCACCCTCCTCCTGATACCCAGCCCACTCGAAGCAAGCCGCGAGGAATTGCCACGGCTTATCCGCGCGATGCCAATCGGTGTTTGTTCGCGGGTTCTCGGCATACGAGAGAATCGCCTGTGTGTTGTCGAGGGTCCATTGCTCCCGTTCCTCCGGCGTACGGTGAACTTTCTTTCCGTCCACAGTAATCTTGTCCTCGCCGGCAAGATTGCAGAGATGGATTGCGAGCCACTTCCCGCCCTCCCGTCCCAGCGGTGTACCGTCCGCGAACTCCAAGCAACCCTTACACAGGTCCGCACCCTGCGGGCTGATGATGCTCGTTGCTGGGTACATCCGGCCGCGCCAATCGAGATTCCACGGGAAGTAAAACGCCTCCTCGTCTACAAGCTCTTGCATTGCGGCCAAGGTAAGCGCGCTGCGGATCGTCTTGGCGCGGCGAAGTGATTCCGGCGTGTCGTGTCGGGCCTCGATGTACTTGCCGTTGATGATGGCGCCCCGCATGTCCTCGGCGTTCGTCTTGAACGTCTGCGCGACCTCAAGCACCCGGCGATTCACACGGAAGCGCGTCGCCTGCAACGCGTTCAATGCGGACACGATCAGTTCCGACTCAATCGGGCGGCGCGTACCGCGAACTGCGGGAATCTGGTCGTGAAGGTATCCGCCATGCGTTGCGAACGTCGTCCACGGCACAGGCGGGACAAGCATCGGCCGACGCTCCGCGAAGTCCACCGCGAGGCCATCGCCTGCCACCTCGTCCATGAATCGCGCTGTGAGGTGGAACGTGTTCGGCTTGCGTGTGCGGCTCATCATCTTGGCTTCGCCGGTTCGCTCCTCCAGCCAACCAGTAGCCGCGCAGAAATGATCCAGCAGAAGCAACGCAGCGCGCTCGTATCCGAGTTCGCCGTACTCCGGTGCGCCGCCAGTCAGATTGCGGAGGCGGCCCGCCAAGGCTCCCGCGAGAGTCTGCGCACTCAGCGGCCTATCCGGGTCTGCCATCCGGCCCAGCATGCCGCAAATCGCGTCCCACACAGCATCCGCCTGGGCGGCTACATCGACGGCGTTGAGGGGGTTGTACTTGCCGCCTTTGTGTTCGATCTTGGAGACCTTCCGCTTGGTCTGCTTGGCTGTCTCCAGTACGGCCCGGAAGGCATTGAGACCCGCGTAAAGCGCTTCACGATTCGTAAGCCCCGCGTCATCGGTCGTACGGCGGCTACTTTGCGCTTCTCGGCAAAGCTGTTTAATTACTTGTTCAACATGTTCTTGTTGTTGTAGTCGGTCGACATGGCGACGGGCATACGGACGAACTTCCGGAATCTCGGTGAGGGATACTGCTACGGCCTTTTCGCGAAGGCTCTGGTACTCAGCAATCGAGCGCATCAACTCCTTATAGACGTGACAAGGCCACCGCTTATTTCTAAGAGGCGGCCGGAGGTTCACCACGCCAAGGCGCGATTTACCAGGAGCCTAGAAACCCCACAGGCTCGATAGAAATACCTATCGTCTGTGATTCACAGGTGCTAGACTGGGCTTGTAGTGCCACACATCACAGCAGCGGCTTGTGGAGATCCAACCACGCAAGCCACAGGTAATGAAACGCGAGTGACGTGTATGCTACTGACGGTAAAAGAAAGAGTTTCACTGGAGTTCCCTCAGTAAAATCTAGACATGGCCGCGTATCTCCTGCCCGAGATGCGCGGCCGCTTTGTATGTAGCCCGTATTACTGCGCTACATGAACTCATCCTAAACCCTTTCTTATTTTTTTTCACGAACTCTCCGTATGAAGTTCGCCATTCTCGACATGGCCGCTCGCCGGTTCGGGAAATTGTGGTAGGTCCAGGAATGACGCACCGTAAGGCACCGACGCGTACTCGGCCATTCTGCTCACCGCCGGGTGCGATCTTCTCTACCGTGTCGACAACGTTCCCGCTTTCTGCGACGTTTTCGGCCACGTCTTTATGCAGTAGCCCTTCCATCTCTACGGACTCGTCAATCTCGGCCAGATCGAGAACGCTTAACCGCGTACTTAGTCACCTGTATCAGGCTCTAGAGCAACGTCTGTAGCACCTAAAAGCCCTTCCTGATCTTCGTGATGTCGTGATTGCTCACGGCACCCAATTCGTACTACGAGAACTCGTAATAATCCGCCTCCAGTTCCCTCACCAGCCGATTCACATCCGCCTGTGGGAGATAGTCCCGTGCCTCGATAATCCGCTGCGCAGCCCGCTCGGGGTTGTGCGTCTCCAGGGCGCATGCGGCCAGATCGTAGAACGCGCGGTAGGCCGCTTGGTCGATGCAGGCTTGAATGACGCTCAAGCCGCGCCCGCTTCTGCATTGTGTTGAACCTGCGCAAGGAACAGCGCGTTCGTGGCGATGTGCCAGTCGTGCGGGAACCCCGATTCTGAATCGTTCACCTCGCCTCGCGCCTTCGCGTTCTGGTGTCGCCGGATTGCCGCCGTGTATCGCGTGTATGCGTCCTCGACGCTCTGCCATGAATGCGGCTTGTAGCCCTTTACTTCGACCGCCCAGGTCATTACTTTGACGACACCAAGGAGCGCGTCAGCGCAGCCAAACTCCAGCAGATCGAACCGCGGTTTCCCGCCGTCAAACTTCATACCGGCTGCCTGTAGCAATCCCGCTGCGTAGACTTGCCCGTTAGCGCCCACCACTGCATTAATTCCGCCCATACTTCCTCCTCATCTTTCTCAGCTTCTTCGCGAGGCGCTTCCCGAATCGCTCCGGATCAATCGCCCCGCGTTCCTGCATCACCAAAAGAAAGGCCGCCAAGTCGGCGGCCTCGTCCGTCAATTTCCGTCTGCCCCAATCACTCCGGGCGTTCTTCATCGCGGCTTGCGTGAACTCCGCCGCTTCCTCTGCTGCGTGAATTAGTAAGGGCTTCATCGGTGTAGGCATGGAATCCACGCAGCCACTCGCTACGGGCGAGCGTGCCGCGATCAAAAGGAACGTCCGCAACGTCGAATCCCTCCGACGCCGCGATACGCCCGCAGTGGTAGAACGTTGGAACGTGTGAGGTCATCAGCTAACCAACAGGTTCGCCTTGTGCTGCTTCGAATTGACCGTGAGCCGGCCACGGCTCCACGCGCCGCATGCTTGGCAGTGATAGCGTGGATACTGTCCGACTTGGGTATAGCGGAGTCCCTTCCGACGGACATTCGTGCTTCCGCATCGGTCACACTTCGGCCCGTCGCCTACTGCGCTGTCGTAGTTGCCTACGTTCGGGTGTCCTGTAATCCACGGCCGGAGGACGAGGTACAACTCCTCAAGACTCAGCACATCGTCCGTGTTGTAGGCCCGCATTTCGGCTGCTGCTGCTGGGTTGCCTGCAAGGTATTCGCGCCAAAGTTCGAAGCCAGGAAACTGTGCGTGCTTCTGCTTTTTATGTGTCTTGCACAGCTTCGCTGTGAGCCATTCGAGCTTATTTGACGTGAACCCGAAATGCTTCCGGGCCTCCAACATCGTATCGACAACGCGGAACGGCGACGGAGGCTGCATACCGAGCAAGATGAACCGTGCGTTGATCTTGCGTACGTCGAATCGCACGCCGTTCTGTGCGACAACAATATCGGCTTGATCCAGCAGTTTCCACAGCTTGCGGACGATACGCCGGTCGTCCTCCTTGTTCCGCTGCCGGCTGGTGTCGTGGTAGATCACTCGCGGATCGTTCAGCCACTTCGCGCAGAAGGACAAGATGCACCATTCGCTGTGAATTTGATTCAGGCCGACGTTCTGTTTCCACAGCGACCACACGTAACCAAGGATCGGGGACGTTTCAATGTCCAAGGACAGGATGCGGGGCTTCTTTCTCACTTGCTTGCCTCCGCTTTCTTGGCTGCGCGTCGCTTGGCTGCTTTCTTCTTCGCGGCCTCCTTCTTCTCCTCCGGCGTCTTGTGCAGCGGATGGAACACGAACGACGGGAAAAGCTGGTAATGCTCGATGTAGTCGGCGCACTTGCGGAGGAACGTCGGAACCGGAACGCCACCGCCTACGCGTCCTGCCCAGTTCTCGACGCGGCCCAGCACAGCATTAACCCAACGAGGAAGCGCCGCCCGCATCATCCCGGATTTGTGGCAGTGGTCGGCTACGATGTCGTCAGTAAGATGCCAACCAGTGATCGGGCATCGGTTGCCCTGTTCTTTCCGCAACTTCTCGCGGTAGTCTGCCAAGTCACCCTTGGACAATTTTTTGAAGGTCATTCAACTCCTGTGTTACGCGTGCTTCCAGGCGCTCTAAAGCACGCTCGATGTGGGGGCAATCGGGGAAAGCTGCCGCGACGTTCGCGATACTCGCTTGGGCGTCCGTACGCAGCCATAGGAGGGCCGCTTGCTCTACGAGTGCATCAGCCCATGTCGTGCCGTAATGATCGGCATAGGCGGTCTGTACGCGGTCGTAGGCGTCCTCTTTGTTCGTGACTCTGGCGAGGTACTTCACGGCTCGGGCGTCGCCGCATTGCTGCCCGAACAACAAAGGCAATCCGGGGATGTTGTCGGCCGTATCACCCTGAAGGAGTTGCAGGTAGAACCACTTAAGGCCGTACTGCAATTCATCCGCGCCAATCACGTCGAACGCACCGCGCGGAACCGTCGTTAGCCCCCAAGTCATCCAGTTGATGTGTAGGCCCGGAAGCATCCGCATATCCTTGTCGCGCGTTGAAATGGCGATGTCTGACAGGTGCGAGCAATGGGCCATGCCGTCATCAGCCTCTCGCGTTACCCAGACCTTCGGGCGGAAGTTCGGCCCCTCGTAATGCTCAAGAACTTCCCGGAGGAATTGCCAATTGCGCGGCTTGCGCTTGTGGCGTTGCCCTTGATACGGCTTCACGGTCGCGATGAGGAACCGGTGGGCCTTCGTGCAGCCGCTCGCGGACAGATGGACTACTACCGAATCCGATCCTGTCCGGAGGCGTGTTGTCTCGATCCGGTCAAACGCGTTACGCCGAGCCATCCCCGGCTGTGTGTCGTCACCGCCTGCCGCAAAGTAGGCCAGATAGTCGCCGTCCAGGTGGAGAACGCGCCCCGGCTCGACGGGCGGGAACATCCCCGCCCCAGCTTGAGGACATTCCGCCGCCGCACGCGCTATCTTTGCGCGTAGAGCCTCGTTCAACCGATAGCGGCCAGCGGGTCGGCTGCGGCTTCATTCTCCGGCGTGTCACGTTCCGGCGTTTCTGCGTCCGGGAGGTCCGGCTCTTGGCCGCCAGCGGCAACAACGGCTGCGAGCGGGTGCGCCTTCCAGTTCTTCGCGGACATGATCTTTTCTTGGATCACGTTCTTCGAACGGGCCTTCGAAATGACCTCGCCGGTCTTTTCGTCCTTGCGCTCGGGGTACTTGCCGTCGATATAGATCGTGTCCCACATCTCCTTATCGGCAACGTCCCAGATGAACGCCTTCACATCCGTGAGCGCGGCAGCAACCTCGATCAGTACCGGCTTACCCGACAGCGGGTCTTGCACCGTCGTACCCTTCACGTTGTAGCCGTTCGGCCCGCGCAGATTTGCGTACGTGCGCTTACCGTCCTTGCTCTTGCGGTGGAAAATCTCCACGATGAACGGCTTACCCAGCAGTTCGGCCATGTGCGTAGCCGTGCCGCCGTGCGCCGCGTTCATCGACGCAAACAGCTTGAAGAAGTGTGCCTTCTCGCTAAAGCTCAGAGTCTCTTGAGCCGTGATGCGAATCGGGATCAGCGTCCCGTCGGCGGCCTTGATCGGTTCGTGATTCGGGCCGCTCAGTTCGAAAACGAGATCGACCTTTTCGCGGTCGCGCTTCTTGCCTTCGAATTCTTCCTCATGCGTGCCAAGCTCGAAGTAACCGACGAACCGTGCGCGGGCGATGCCAGCAGCCGGAGGAGTCCACTCCCCGCCTGCCTGCGCCTCGTTCATGTTCGGGCCAGTTTTCTTTGCTTCTGCAATTTTCGCTTTGAGGTCGTATGCCAAGTATCGAATTTCCTTCTAGTTAGTGAATGAAAGACGGCGTGTAGCCGCCCATGTACTGCTGACGCAGTTCAACGCGGAATTGCTCCGCGCGTTCTTCGAAGTCGCCTGTAAAGGCGTTCTCCTCCATCATGTTGTCGCCGTGCACCGTGACACTCGGAACCGGGACGGGAATCGTCCAGCCGAAGTACCACTCCATAAAGTCCGACGCGGCCAGCATGCAGGCATGGAGGAGCGCACTCGATTCGAACAGGACAGACTTGTGTGCGTCCTTGTACAGCGCGTCATGAACCTGGTTGACGAGGAGCGCGAGCCCGTTGAAGTTCTTCCGAGCGTAGAACGCACGAATCGCGAGCCACATTGCCGCCTTGGCCCACTCGCCGCCCGCTCCCTGAACTTCGTAGTTCGCAATCTCGGTCGGGCTGAATGACTGCGGCATTCCGCCTTGCTGGATAAGCCACTTCGGCGCGGGCGACTCGCGGTAGCTGTACACCTTGTTGTCCGGCGTAACGCTGTAGCCCTTGCCAAGCTGGCACATCAAACCTTTCACGTCCGGATGTGGCTGGATGTTGTTCGTCGGCCGGCGCGACTTCTTGATGCGCTCCGTCTTGGCTGCGTTGTACGCCGACAGTTCCGGGTAGCGCGCCTCCTCCGCACGAATCAGCGCCTCAACGTCCTCCAGAAGCATCCCGGTAGATTCCGCGATCTTCTTCGCGCCCGCTCCGTATGCACGCTGGAACGAAAACACCTTGGCTTCGCTGCGCTTCTTTTCCCACTCGGGCAGTGGCGCGATACCGCGCGCCTTGTCACCCTTGCACTTAAGAAGCGCATCCTCGTAGCTGATGCCTTCCTTCTGTGAGACCCGCACACAGTGCATGTCCAGGCCCGCGCGCAAATCCTCGATAAGCTGTTTGCAGCCGGTGAGGATCGCTTGTACGTACACCTCAAGCGAGGTGAAGTCCGATTGAACGATTTGCCCGTCCTCGCCGTAACGCGAGATGAACACCGTTTTAACTTCGGACTTGCCCTCCTTCGGGACATTCTGGAGGTTCGGGTTAGACGACGAGAAGCGCGCCGTAACCGTGGACGTGTGATTGATGCCGTGGTGGATGATGCTGTCACCGCCGACGAGGGTAAGCATCCCCTTCTGCTCGCCCGTCTTTTCGTCTGTGGTTACGTAGTACGTACCCAGGTCTTTCCCCAACTTCGCGACGTTCGCAAGCGTCTTGAGGAATGGGATATCCCGGTTCCCTAGTGCTTCGATAACATCGCTCGACACGCTGTACAGCCCCGGCGTGCTGCTGGCCCAAATCTCATCCGGCGTTGTGTAGCCTGGGAACTTGTAGAAGAAGTCCCGCATAGCCGTTTTCGGCCCGCGCTCGATGTCCGGAACCTTGACCTTTTTGGTCTTAATCTCGCCGGCGTTCTTTCCGCTCGCAAAGCGGATCGGTTCGGGCGGATGCGCCAGCGCGTACCACTCAGACACCGGCATCATTTCCGGTTCGGTCTTACCATCGACAACGCGGGATTTGTGCTTGAGGAACAGGTATTCCACTTCCTTCTGGAAGTATTGGACATTGCCTGCGTCGTCTAGCGTCTCCGTGCGCTTCTGGTACTTGACCGTGCCGCCGAAGATCAGCGGCGAGAGGTGATAACGATTGCTCCAGTTGAATGCAAAAGGGCAATCGTCCGGAAGGTATGCACGCAGTTCCGCAGTGATCGCGGCCAAGCGCTCCTCAAGCTCTGCCGCGAGGCGTAGCCCAAGCGCCTTGTCTACGTACATCCCGTTGCGTTCCATCTCAACGGTACACAACAGGCTCCCCATGTTGAGGAGGATCGACTTAACCTGTCCGGTCTTGCGGGCCTTGGCGAGTTGCCCCAGGAAAATCTTTTCCGTGTTGCCGATGTCGCCTAAGCCTGACTCATCGCCGCAGAGGTATCGAAGGAGCAAATCCTTATCGATGTCCGGCGTATCTACGCCAGCCTCCCACAGCGCTTTAACCTCATCGATCTTGACGTTGCCGCCGTAGGACACAACCATCTCGTCCATGGACAGCATGTGCGAGGTCGGCTCCATGCCGCGTAGCAGGTACTCGGCAAGCTGGCAATCCCAGACGTTTCCGCCGCGCGCTACGAACTCCATCCAGGCATCAAGGTTTTGCGGCTCACGCAGTGCGTGCAGCAAGTCGAACTTGATGTTTTGACCGACAAGTAGCGTCGTGTCCTTGAGAAGTTTCGTGAACCAATCAAACGGGCGCCTTCCCCGTCCGAAGTAATCTGCTGTGGTGTCCCCGTCCTTGCGCTTCCAGCCGGAGACCACAACGAAATTTTCAGGGTGAAACGGAGACGCCTTACGCTTCATGTAGGCTTTGATCGTGGTCTCCGTGTCCCACACGCAATACGTTATGTCAGCCCTCCTTGGTGAGTTCTTCGTAACGCGCAAGGAATACCACTCGCGCTACGGCCGGATTGAATGTCGGTAGCGGCACAGCGGCCGTTGCCTCAACACCATCCGTCCATGACCACGCGACGGAATCCGTTACTCGGTAGCGCTCAGCGGGTTTAGGCATGAAGTCCCGCCTCTCCGTGACCAGCGCGCGCACGTCGGCGTCCTTGATAGACGGATGCAGCGGGACCGACAGACCGAAGCGCCCCAGAATCGCGCTCTCCACGCGCTGCTCAATCGCTTTGTAGTCCGGGAGAAGCTGTTTAAGCGGACTCGATACGTCGCCCAAGTAAGCCTCCGACGCATCGTGCAGCAGCCCTTGCAAGGCGTACTCCGGAGGTACCAGATACGACACCAACACGCTATGTTGCGCGACGCTGTAGAACCGTGTGGTATGCCCCGTGAATCGGCAGATGCGTGACAGCGCCGTAGCGATGTCCTCAATTACGATGCTTTCCGGGTCTGGCGAAAGAAAGTCGAAGTAGCGCCCGCTCGCCGTGAGAATTCGCGGCAGGATCACGAAGCGTTTCCACCCATGCACTGCTCGCAACCTACGTTTCCGCAATGCCTACAGTAATACCGGTAAGTCACATATCCCCCGGATGACGGAAACCGATGAAAACGGGATGGCGCGGGGCGTCTACCGTGCCGTGGTCGAAGTGCTTGAACTTAACCGTTGCTCCCAGTAGGCCATCTCGGCCCCTCCAAAAATCTGTGCGTTGCGCCGCAGTAAATCCCGATCCAATGTTGAACACAACAGACGGCGAATCTTGGATCGATGCATCAAGTTTTTGCGCAACACGTAACGCGCCCAAAGTTCCCTTTCCGACAAGACCCGCTCGCATGCTACTGCGCTCCGTTCGGCCTGTCGCGTTGCGTTTCGCCTCATTTTCATTACGCATTTCCTCCTCAAAACCCACGATTACCGCCTCGCCGTCTACGAACCGCTTCACCTTCACGAGACCGCCTTCGCGCTCCGTGCTGCGTCCGCACTTGTACGTACCGTCATGGGCGCGGATCATCATTCCTTCGTAGCCGTCGGCGAGGAATCGCGCCTCCAGCTTGTTCAAGTCCTCATGGCTAACGCAGAGGTGTTGCGGAACAGCACGGATACGCGTAGCGCCGGCTACTGCACACTTCATAAGCCGCGCCTCTACTACGTCGCTGCGCGACCAGTACTCACAGGGGCTGCCGTCTACGTTCGACGCGTTTACCGGCACCCAGTCGAACACCCAAAACGTAAAGTCCGGCCCCGCGCTCTTGCTCATGACGCCGCTAGTCGTCTGCTGCATCACGTTCGGGTCGTTCGGATTGCCTACGACAAGCTCACCGTCCAGCCCCTCCAGAATGTCCGCGTGCGCCTGGGCGAACCCTTGCACTACCGGATTCGGAATCGGCTTGAGCGAGCGGCTATACGCCACACCGCCGAAGAACACACAACGGATACCGTCAATCTTGGGCGAGGCCCATACCGGGAACTTGATAAGTTCCGGCTTCGTCAGGGTCGCAGCCAGATTCGGCTTAAACCCGGTTGGAATCGTCATCGAACTCCGTGAGTTGTTGAATCATTTCCCAAACAAGGAACCCAGTGCCGCCGACCATCCAGGGCAGTTGAATCACTAGGCAGATACCGCCGATGAGTTCGACTATGCGAGGCAGAACCATTCCCGGACGCGCTGGAACTTCGGCGCAAACCATTCGAGGAACGGGCCTAACCATTGCGGAAGCTCAACCACATCGTCTGCTGTGACGTACTGCTCACGCACCTTGTATCGCGACGAAGCGACACCGAAGATAGGCACGCCGAACACAGGAAACATGGTCTCCACTCGGATACCTAGCTGTCTCGCGTCTGCGGCAATCCTGACTGGCGTACCTCGTCTCAGCCAATGGGCCGGGCCTAAGCTAATCCCATCTCCTTCCTTCTTCTGCGTGCGGATGACGCCGTACCTCACTTAATCTCCAAGTCGATCACTTCGCCGCCCAGAGCGTTCGCGATGTCGTCGCACTTCGCCGCGATAACTTCGTCCTCGCTCACGCCAGCACGAGCGCCGTCGTACTGAATCGTTACGTAAATCTTCACTTCCCTCATGCAGCCTCCACAGGCATAAGCAGACGGCCACGTTCGCCGTCGAACATGACTTCTGCTTGGGGTGATTGGGGAGCGCCTTGTCGGCGCAGTTTGTTTTTCGTCATGCCGATCCAGCGTGACGAAGCATAGAAAGGATCGTTCGACGCGCCGAGCGTAATGATTGCGTCTGCCGCGCCCTGCTTCCCGGTCTTGCTATCCTTGAGCATGGGAAGCGTCGGATACTGCAATCCATCGCCGTCCGCCGAGATTTGCGACGTGGCGATAATCGGCGTGTCGTACTTCACAGCCATAAGCCGCGCCCATTGATACTGAGCCTCTAGCAGTTGATCGGTACGTTGTCCGCCGTTCAACGCTTGGCCGCCAAACTTGATGTTGTCCACCATGTCCATGACGACGAGACCCGGGGGACAACGCCGCATGATGTCCTCGACCTCGTAGTTCCAGAAGTCGTGAACGTCCATGATTCGGATGCGATCGGCACCGCCCACAGCCTCCGCGTACTTATCTTTGAGCGTGCCGTTATTCGACATGCGGATGAGTTCGCCCATCGTTGCGTTAAGCGCGCTCTGGTAGGTTCGTTGGACGATACGTTTGCCCGGACCTTCGTTGTTCATCCAGAGGACGTAGCGCCCGCTGTTCTCGCCGTAGTACCCGTCGAACTGCCGAGACATATGGGTAATCTCAGATGAGATGCCCGTTGTCTTACCCTTGTCCGGCCGGCCAGCAAATACGATGAAGTCGCCGCCGCGAAGCGGGCGCATTACCGTATTTAGACAGTCAAGCCGCCAGTGCAGCCCTCTATCGTCCTTGTCATCAAGCAGGATCGAATCGATGTCCTCCGACACCCAGGGAACGCGTACCTTGCGATTCGTGTTCTGCTCGAACCGCTCGATCTCGTCCCGGAGCGACACATAGAGGTCTACCTCATCGCCGTTGTTGTACTTCTCGATCAGCAACGTAACGCGGTTCGCGGTCTCTGCCGCTACTAGGCGCTCCATGATGCCGGCCTCTAGCGACGGGTCGCAGTCCTCGTTGAGTACACGTCCCAGCAACGCACGGTACAGCCCAAGTTGCTCGGGTGTAAGCGTCGGGTGCGCGAACGTCCCGAACCACAACATGAACGGCTCAAGCTCGATGCGCTGCTGCTCGGGAAACTCGGAGAAGAACTTCCCGTAATCGCCAAGGATGACGACAGACTTTGCTTCCAGTGCTGCAGTTGGTACTGCTTTCGCCAGCCTCTCGTAACGCTCGCGGTACTTGAGAAGCTGGAGGAGTGTTACCTCGATGCTCAAGCGCTAGCGCCACCATTCAACGCTCGGGCGACGCTCTCCGCTTGCCCTGTTGTGAAGCATTCGCAAACAATCTCGAACTCACCGTTGGGCCACTCAAGGGGCTTTGCCGTATCGACAACGGTAGCCACAAAGCAGCAATGGCCGGACTGAGACTCAGGGATTACTTGGTAGCGCAACGCGCTATTTGACATGCGATTTCCTCCCGCTGTAATAGCTTGGGGTCTTTGGTCGAAACTACGTTGCGTGCGGCTATACCGTATGCCCGTAGCTGCTTGATAATCTTTGCTGCGTTCGTCTGCCCTGCCATGTCCGGGTCGAGCCATACGGCGACCGGCTTACCCGAACGGATCAACTCCGCTGCGATCCAGTCGGATATCTTCGTCCCCAGCAGACACCATCCCGCTACGCCGCCGCGCGTCGCGACCTTGTACGCCGATAGCAAATCCTCCGTAAGCACGATCAGCGGCCCGTCGCCATACCGCGCAACGAGTCGCCGTTTATCAACGTGCGGGTTGAGGTACTTCCGGGGATTCGCCTTGTCGAGCGTCCGGGCCTGCCAGTACATGACCTCGCCCAGCTCGTCCCGCACGGGCAAAACCACGCGCTGCATGCGTGGATTCCAGTAGAATCCGAGCGCTTCAATTTCCTGGTTCGCAATGCCCGCCTTGTAGAGCCACACACGGGCCTCTAGCGGCCACGCTGACGGGTTCTTTTCTGCTGGAAGGGGCAGGGCTGGACTAGCGGCTACGGCCTCCTCAGCGGCCTGTATTCGACGCAGACGGGCGAGCCTTTCCGTGAGACTTTCGGCCGGACGTGGAACCCAGCCCTTGTATGCACACCTATGACAGTAGGCGGCCCAGCCGTCCCGCTTATGGTTGATGTGCAGGCAATCGCCGGGGCCGCAATCGTGCGGAATCTTTCTACTGCCTCCCTCTGGGAGGGATTGGGCGTGCTGCAACCATTGTTTCGATTCCAGCACGCAACTCCTACTTAACGCCGCCGCTTACGCGGCAGAAACGCGGCGAGCGCCGACAACGAGCCACCCAGCACCGCAGCGAACACGAACAGGCATGCTGCAATTGCGAGGCCGATCCACAGAGGCATCGTGACGAGCCACCAAGACCACGTGGCGACAACACCAATCCCTGCCAGCTTCAACGCGAGGAGAATGAGGAAAATGCACGGCAACAACTTCAAAGCGTGGCTCCGTGCGAAATTGCCTCGATGAGTGCTGTCCGCTTCACAGCGTCCGCCGCCCGTGCCGCTTCGTCCGCCCGCGATTCCGCCTCGATGCCTGCGGCCTTGTGGTAACGGATGAGGTCGTCGTATTGGCGAACGCGCTTATCGGCCCGTGCGATCAACTTGCGGAGATTCGCGACGTGAATTGCGATCAGTGCCGCATGGATGCGGGCTGCGATGCGGACGCTAACGCCCTTGACTGCTGCAAATGCCGCCAAGAGAGCGGCCGTAAGTTTGTGCATGTGGTCTCGTTGTTGATTAGGGAAGAAAGCCGCAGACGATCACCGACGCGCCGGCCTCGACGGCATCCACCGGGAATGAGGAAAGATGCTCGTTCCGCGTGTTGCCTGTATCGTCGTATATGATGTTCGTAAGCTCGTCCTCTTTGTCGCGGTCGTTGCCGCATCTATTGACGTACACGCCCGCGAGATGCGTTACGTCTCGGTCGAACACGACGAACGAAATATCGTTCTGGCCGCATTCATCCCAGATGATTACCGTCTTGCTCATTACTCGATGCCCGCAAGCGGATCAGCCGGAGCGAGCTCGCCGTTACCCGGAATCGCGTCCGAGTTACTGCGAGCTACCGACTCGGACGGGAACTTTGCGTCAACGGCCACAATGTCACCCGGACGGATCGTCACGATTTCCTCGTCTGCGCCACTGCCCTTGATGACTTTGATTCCCTTGCCCTTGTCCGTGTCGAACACGGAACGGACTTCGCCGTGATAAACGCCGCGCGACTCGCCGCGACCGTAGTTGAAATTGATCACGTCGCCTTGCTTGAGTGATTCGAGACGAGCGGCGGCCTTCTCTTGTGCTTCGAGTGCATCGGCTTTCGCCGTGTAGTCTGCGGCCTTGCTGCGGTAATCCGCGATGCGTTCCGCGATAGTTTTCGCCATGTAGTCCTTATTAGTTATAGGTTAATGACAGGTGGTTTTACCCGGTTTCGTCACGACGCACGCTGACCAAGTACGGTTCAGGTCATACGCACATCCAGTAATCGCCCCGCCCGTGAACGCCGCGAAACACACGACGTATAAAGCGAGCTTCAATCCTTGCGGATCCAGATGATTCGATCCAACGCACAGTCTACGGGAAGCTCCATGCACAAGCCTCCGTCGCGATCACCTACGCAACCGTCGCATCCATGCGTCTCCGGCTCCGCCGCGTATTTCACGCCGTCGATCACGGTCTCTTTCAAGCTGCCTCCTTTACGAGAATGTCGCCCGGATCGTTGTGCGGCTCGTCGCTCGCCTTCCCGTTCGCATACCGCGTCACAATGTTGCCCGTGGACGGGTTCAACAGGACCAGTTGGCAATGCGGCCTTGCTTCCGGCGAGTACGCGATGAACTTGACATCGCAGCCGGAGCGGAACTTGAGTGGCTTCCCAGTCATCGCGTGCAGGAGGTCGAACTCTGGCGCGTTAAGCTGTAGCGCGTCAGGGTGATAGAAGAACGGCGGACCACCCGCATCAGCTTGCACCGAATACCGCCCGAACGAGTCCGGCGTACTGCGTGCGATCGTTCCGAACGTGCCCACAAATTCGTCCATCCTGGGTGCCCAGTAACCGGTATCGTCGCGGTCTACTTTGCGGGCGATAAGCACGCGATCACCCACCTTGAACTTGCGTTCCATCACGCAGCCTCCTTGTAGTCGATCACGCGCACTTCTTGCTCGACCTTCACGGTGCGAACCACCTTGACCTCGACAATCTCGTAGACGCTACCCGGCGTGTATCGCGAGACCGCTTGCTCTGCTGCTTCTTGCGATTCGAACGGGATACCGCGAACTTCACGGAGTGCGGTTCCGTGCTTGCGGATACGGAATTCGCTTGCGGGTTCGGACGCTTCCGGTTTGACGTAGTGCTCGTAGTAGCTTGCCGGACGGAATCGCCCCGTGTAGCCCCCGTCGTCGGATTCGAAATACAGCACACCACACGCACCGTCATGCGCGGGGCGATACTCGCGCACCTTGTACGGCTTGCCTTTCGTAAAGCTCCGCATGTCGTGTTCCTTATCGTTCGGCGTAACGATATCGCCGGCTTTGAACGGATGCTCGGGAACCTCATCCAGGCGGTACGCGAATGCGTACGTCAAAGTACCGTCATCCATACGCACGCCGACGGTGCCGGTGTCCTGGTCGCGGATCACCGTACCTGCTTCGCCCGCCTTGTATGTGCGGGCGCGATTGGCGACATACTGCTGATTGAACACGACACGTTGACCCGCCGTAAATTTCTTGCTCATTTTGATTCCTTTAAAGTAGTCCTAACTTGTATAGCGAAACCTAAGCGCGTTTCTTAGCGAGTTCCCGCTCGTTCCATTCCCGTGCAAACGCCCGGATTGCTTCGGCCTCGTCTGCCATCAATGCCCCGCATGTACAACGGAGTAGCCAGCCTGGACGCGCCCCGCCACATTGCCGCGCAGCGACTTTGTGCGATACGAGACGAACGGCCTAGGTTCGCGGGAGTTCCGCAGCGCGGCCCAGCGGTCCCAACGATGCCCGTCAATCTGGATCGTTTCGGATGCTTCGTGATACGACACCGCCGCGCCTGCCACGTGCGCTTCCTTGAGTACGGCGCGTTGGTTCATGCGGCACGAGCCTTGCAGGAGATGTCGAAGCCTGCACCGCGACCCAATGTCGAACCGCGACGAACGCCGCCGTTGAAGGGCATGCGGTTGTCCGGGCCGATGTGGAAGAACGCGCGCTGCGTGTTGCGGCGATTGCTAACTACGACCTTCTTCGCTTCCGGGTTCTCGTTCAGGAAGCGGCCGACAGTGTGCGTACGTGCGATGTTGAGTTCTTTTTTGTTGTGTTGCATAATAGGAGTCCTGAATTTCTAGATGGAAAAGAAAGCCCACCAACGATCTTGCACATCGTTGGTAGGCTGATACTTGATGTACTTAGTCGCTCTGCCTCGCAAGCCAACGAGACAGCAGCACCTGCCCTACATACCATTGACGCGTATGTTTCGAGTACCAGGGCTGCAACCCTAGCGCTCGAGCGCGGACCAAGGCGCGCTCTACTTCAATTACTCGCGAAACCGCATCCCGGAGAGGCTGGGAAGTTGCGTGTTCGGTACTGCGGACCACTGTAACAACATGGCCCCTGATGTTTCTTTGATAGCTCGACCGCTCAGACTTTGTGCGGATTGGCCGGGTCTCACTCACCACGTTCTTCACTGCTTCGCCTCCCAGGAGTAAGAGGACCGGATAGCCCGATCCGCTCACGCCTGAGGTAGCCCTGTGATGGCTGCGGTCTACAGAGCCACGTGGCAATACTTCTACCAAGGGATATAGTCACCATCTCACGATCCGGTGAGGACCGGTGCGCGCCACCTAGAGGCACACACTCGCTAGATTGTTAAAGAGCCTACTCCGACACAAAGACGCCATGCTTTGCGCGGTAAATCATTGTTAACTAACACTGTTAACTTACATCCGAGTCTGTTAGAATCAGATCATCGACTCGGCACATGGCTAACGTGTTGATGAGATTATGCCTACCGATATGGGTAGGTGCCAGAACATTTTTCCGATTGAGTTCGCGGAATTGTTAGCTTTTTGCTATAATTCTTACCAATCAATTACTTGCGACACCCTAGCGATGGCAACTTCATCCGATCACCCCGAAGGCCCTACCTCTCCGAGCGATGTACCTACCAAAATAATTAGGTCGCTAAGACGGTTTGATGGCTCCCTCAAGGAAATCTATGAGGATGGTCGCGAGCGGGTAACGTCCGGAAGCGTTGCGGTCACATACATTCCTGACCGTCAGCGGTGCATGGTCACGTGGAAGAACAGAGGCGAGCGCATCCTCACGCAAGTGGGCGCAGCTTTCCCGCAATTCACTGTGCTGAACAACGGAGCCGTTGAGTTCTACTTGCCTGAGGGCAAGTCCGAAATCATGCACCCTCCTGGTTCTCCACTTGCGGAGCGCGGTGCTGAAACCGGCGACGTCCAAACGTCGTTCACCCTGTTCTTATCAAGGCTGCATGCCGCGTCGGGTACAGACACTCTGCCGACGCTCTACGCTTGGGGCGATTCTCACGGTTTTAGCCGCCAATCGCTTTACAACATGATCAGTCAGAACCGCGTACCGGGGCTGGAGACATTGCGCCGCTTTCGCAAGGCGACCGGCAAGCCTCTCGACTGGCTGCTAGGTGAGGATGTACTAAATCCATTTCCTCAAGAGGAGGAGCCGACCTCCGCGTCTGTGCAGCCTGCACCTGACCACCTAACAGAGGAGTTTGTCCTCATTCCACGTTACGACGTGAAGGCGTCGGCAGGATCGGGCCATTGGCACGACAACGGAGAGCAGGCTCAGTTCTGCATGGCGTTCCGCCGGCACTGGGTTGAAAACTACTTGCACGCTAAGAAGGAGGATTTGTCGGTCGTCCGCGTTCATGGTGACTCGATGGCCCCGCTGCTCCAAGACGGCGATAACATCTTAGTTAACCATGCTGTGAACAGCCCGCAAGATGGCGTGTACGTTATCCGGATTGATGGTCAGGTGCTTGTGAAACAGACACAGGTTCTGACCGGCAAGAAACTGCGCATCGTCAGTGTCAACGCTACCTATGAGTCCTACACGGTGGACCTGTCCGACGACAATCAAACTGACTTCGAAATCATCGGCAAGGTTGTGTGGTTCGGGCGCCAGATTTGACAGCTGTGTAAGGTGCTTGTAGTGTTCCCCGCTCCACACTGCGGGGACTGCACATGCCTACCAAAACGCGCATCATTTGCGCTCTGCTAACGTCTGCCTACCTTATCTTCGCTCCTCCTTCATTTGCAGATGAGGCAACTACAACTACCGCTACACAGAGCCAGCTCGACAACGTTTTAAAACCTCTAGTCGGGACGTATGTCTACAACGATGCGCGAACCAATTTATACAAGCCCGGAGTAGCCGACTCCGAAATGGCAGATCAGTACAATCGTGTATTGAAGCGAGCGATTGTCCCGAGACTGATGAAATTGAAAGTTTCCGGATTTCGCTATACAGATTCGCCGCCCGGAGTTGTTGTCAACGTCACAACTCCGCAAGGTGATGAATATATGGCATATGGCTCCACAACCTATACACCTCCAAAATTAACAGACGACGAGGCCCTACAATTCTATGTTGGCCTATTGCGTCGAATTCCGGCCGGATTAAGCAAGCGGGACATTCAACTAATAAAGAACGGTTCTGTGAAAGTGGGTATGTCAGAGATGGCCCTATACATGACGCTTGGCTATCCAGACCACACAAACCGAGCGTCATACGGCGACCAAGCAGTCTATGCTGGCGCGTACATCTACATCAGGAATGGGAAGGTTACTGCATGGCAGGAAACGCCATGATTTCAACCTCTTAGCACACATCATCCCACGATATAAAATACCCCACAGCTTAGGAGAGGACGAACCTCACCCGATGGGTAGGCATGCCCGATGATGCCCCAGGTACGTGCAAGGCGAACCCAGTTCATCCCATGGATACGCACGGTAGTTCTATCCGAGCGAGCGAAGCGAGCGAGGAGATTGAGCTATCCAGAAGATCACCAAGAGTTCACGCCTTAGAGGCGAAGCCGGCGTTAAGCAACGCAGACGTATTAGGCTTAGAGATAACTATATTTGCCAAGGATGCGGAATAGCAGTACGCATAGGCGAAGTAGATCACATCATCTCTTTAGAGGATGGTGGAACTAATGATGATGCGAATATGCAATTGCTCTGCATAGACTGCCATAAGAAGAAAACAGCTACAGATAGACGCTATGTCATTAAGTCTGGTAGCTCAGTAGATGGGTTGCCTACGGATAGCTCGCATCATTGGAATATCTAGTCTCCTCAGTGGCTATTCAGCGTAGCTACAGTGGTTGATCCAGTGATAACCACAGTGAGCTATCAGTGATGCTCACATCAGAAAATAAATCTCAGATTCCCGCGATTCTCTATTGACAGGCTATCCCGCATGTGATGCAGGCGGGGGTATGGTGATTTGCGGAAGCCTTTTCCACCGACACCGGCGGGTCAGTGTCGAAATATCGCTAACTGCAAAAATTTCCGCCGATAACGCCATAGCTCTCAGGGGTCGGCCTGGAATCGCTCTAAACAGCCCGTAAGCCTCCGTTGTGCGCGCACGCGTACACGCGCAGCCCAATATTAGGTAGGCCCAACCGCTGCCAGTAGCCGCCCGACCTCACGGATTACTGTGCCGTAGTATGCGATTCCTGCTTCCGCTAGGGCAATCGCATCAAAACCGTCTACTGGTTTCCCAAGGTGGAACAAGGGCGGATAGTAGTCCTTTCCGAATGCATTAAAAGTGGCGGGTATCACTCGCCCCGCGCGGAACACTACTTCGGCTCCCTGCGGCGCGTCCAACACCATGCGGCCCGCGTTTAGCTCCATGTGCCGGATATACAGACCTTGTTGACCCTTCGGTGGATTGATCGCAAGGCCTCCCGGTTCGTGTCGCGTGATGTCTACCAGTCCATGCTCCCGCGCATTCCGAGCCATTCGCAGGTACACAAGCAGTTGGTCCCCGTCATCTCCGATCAGGGCGATTGCGTCCCTCATCGTTTGGTGTCCCTTCACCTCGGGGTAAGGCTTCACACAGCTTTGTGTGCGATGCCACGCGCGCGAGAGGTCCGCAAGAACACTCACCCAAGCACGGTCAAATGCGGGGAATGTCTTGGCGCTTCGCATTTCTTCCAGATGCGCCTGAGCATCTTCCAGGTCTTGTAACGGCCGCTCAATTCCCATTATCCCTCCCCGAGTCTGGGCAATTCTACAGGCAACACTGACAATTTGAGAACACGCTCTGATAGCACTACGACCGCTGTAGCTGCTACCCAGGCCGCAGCATCCGGCCCGATGACGCCGCCTGACCATATCCGCTTACGTGATGACGATTGGCCCTACTGGGATGCGATCGTACAGGCCCGAGCGGCTACGACCTGGAACAACGCCGACTTAGCCCTTGCAGCAAATCTGGCCCGCACCCAAGCCGATATCTCCCGCCTCAGCCTCGAACTTGAGGACGAGGGCGATATTCTTGAGAACGCACGCGGCACGCCAGTAGTGAACCCGAAGCACAACCTGCTCGAGACACTGACCCGCCGCGCAGTCGCTCTATCCCGCGCCCTGCACGTGCATGCGGAGGCGACCGTAGGCCGCAGCCAAGACGCCGGTAAGAAGCTCGGCGCAGAGCAAGCAGCACGCGGAGCCATCCACAACGCATCTCAAGCAGACGACGGGCTAATCCCCGGTCTGACACATTGAGGATTCGCGACCCAGTAAGCCCCGGCCCACTAAAGCAGACAATCCCCCAGACTCGCGGCGAGCGCGTGATTGCGTTCTGTGAGCGTTACCTCCGTGTTCCGGAAGGCGCGCTCGTCGGCCAGCCGATCCGCTTCGAGGAGTTCCAACGAGAGTTCATTCTCTCGATCTACGATAACCCGCATGGCACACGCCGCGCTTACCTAAGCATCGCCCGCAAAAACGGCAAGAGCGCGGTTATCGCCTGCATTCTCCTCGCGCACTTGATTGGGCCAGAGGCAAAGCTCAACAGTCAGATTGTCTCCGGGGCGATGTCCCGTGACCAAGCCGCCCTGGTGTTCAACCTCGCGGCCAAGATGGTCCAGCTTTCGCCAGAGATCGCCCCGCTCGTCCGCATCAACCCGTCTGCTAAGAAGCTCGTCGGCCTACCGCTCAACGTCGAATACAAGGCACTGTCCGCAGAAGCCAAAACGACACACGGCCTGTCCCCAGTCCTTGCAATCCTGGATGAGATCGGCCAGATTCGCGGCCCGCAAGACGACTTTATCGACGCGGTTACGACCTCCCAAGGCGCACACGCGGAACCGCTCCTAGTCGCAATCAGCACGCAAGCCGCGAACGATGCGGATTTGCTCTCGGTTTGGATCGATGACGCGCTAAAGAGCAACGACCCGCACATCGTATGTCGGCTCTACGCGGCAGACCAAGACGCCGAACTGATGGACCGCGCGGCGTGGGCGGCAGCGAATCCGGCGCTCGGCGTGTTCCGCTCTGAGAAGGACGTAGAGGAGCAAGCCAAGCAGGCTGTCCGCATGCCGTCAGTGGAAAACACGTTCCGCAACCTGATTCTCAATCAGCGCGTCTCTACGGTTGCGCCGTTCATCTCGCGGGATGTGTGGAAGTCGTGCGGCGCGAGCCCGGTGGAGTTCGAACCCAGTACGCAGGTATTCGGCGGCCTGGACCTCTCGGCACGCACCGACCTTACCTCCCTCGTCCTAATCGGGCGCATGGACGGCGTATGGCAGACGCACGCGTATTTCTGGACGCCTGCTGAGGGCATCAAGGATCGCGCCAAACGAGACCGCGCACCGTACGACGTATGGGCGCGTGAGGGGTTCATTCGGACCACTCCCGGCCGCTCCGTCGATTACGAGTACGTCGCCCGCGACATCGCGGATATCTGCGCTGGCTTGAACCTGCATTCCATCGCCTACGACCGCTGGCGTATCGACCTCCTCAAAAAAGAGTTCTCCGACATTGGCATAGACGCGGACACATCCGCTAAGGAAGGCGGCCGATTGCCCCTTGTCCCGCACGGGCAAGGTTTCAAGGACTTCTCCCCGGCACTCGATGCGCTTGAGGTGGAACTCGTCAACGGCCGCATTGCGCACGGCTCTACGCCTGTCCTCACGATGTGCGCAGCCAACGCAATCGTCAACAGAGACCCATCCGGAAACAGGAAGTTGGACAAGCAGAAGGCAACCGGCCGTATCGACGGTCTCGTGGCTATGGGTATGGCATTCGGGGCAACGGTTCTCGCAGCAAGCGATGTTGAGCCGGAGCGCACCTATCAATTCTTCGTTTTGTGAGGTCTGAATAGACAACAACCTGTTTTCCGCTGTCGTCATTAAGTCGATCAACGAGGATTCCCGCATCTTCGAAGGAATCGCCTCAACGCCGACAGCAGACAGAGTAAATGACGTGGTAGAGCCCCTGGGTCTCACGTTCCAGAAAGAAACACCCCTCCTCCTCAATCACAAGATCGACCAACCGGTAGGCACCGTTCAATTCGGCACGCCAACCGTAAAGGGTCTCCCATTCCGCGCGCAGATTCCGAAGGTAGACGAGGAAGGCGAGGTAAAGCGCCGTACTGATGAGGCATGGCACAGCGTCAAGAGCGGCCTCATCAAGGGCGTCTCAATTCGCTTCCGACCGACCGAGTACGCCTACAAGGACGATGGGGGCGTGCACTACAAGAAGGCGGACATCTCCGAGCTATCGCTCACCGCCATCCCTTGCAATCCCGAAGCGCTCATTACCGCGTTCAAGAGCCTTTCAGAAATTCCGGACACCGCTCCGACCACGCCAGAGGGTAACGCCCAAGGCAAGCAAGCAGACCCGCCGACCGGCGCGGCAAACAGCAAAGCAGTTGAAACCGCGCAACGGGCCGCGCTCAAGCCCTTCTTTTACCCAACTTATTAAGGAATACGTATGACTCTGGCACAACAAATCAAAGCACTTCAAGAGAAGATGGCGGCAGCAGTTGAGAAGCGCGATACCACAGTCGTTAAGTCAGCCACGGAAGGCGTCGCGCTCACTGCGGAACAGTTCGCAGAAATCGACGGCATTAACGAAGCTCTCAAGGCCGACCAGAAGCAACTGGACGCCCTCAAGGAAACGGAGAAGTCGCTCGCCGCGCGCGCGGTCGCCGTTCCGAAGCAAGAGAACGAAATCAAGGTCACTGCAAAGTCTGCGGTGTCGGTCGAGACCAACGCGCCGAAGGGTTCGGCATTCACGCGTACCGCAATGGTTCTCGCGAAGGCTAACGGCAACCTCGCAGTTGCAAAAATGCTCGCAGAGGAGCATTACAAGGATGACGCCGTGGTGAACGGCATTGTCAAGGCGGCGGTCTCCGCAGGCTCGACGCAGGTAGCAGAATGGGCCGGCAACCTGATTTATCCGGAAACGTACGCGGGCGACTTCATCGAACTGCTGTATCCGCAAACGATCCTCGGTCGGCTAAATCTCCGCAAGGTTCCGTTTAATGTCCGTATCGCAGGACAGAACGGCGGTACGACGGTCGGCTGGGTAGGCGAAGCCAAGCCGGTCCCGGTCACGTCGGCAAAGTTCAACGCGATCTTCCTGACGTGGGCCAAGGTCTACGCGATTGCCGCGTTCTCCGACGAGCTCATCCGCTTTTCGAACCCGGCAGCAGAGGCACTGGTGCAGGCGGACTTGCTCAAGGCAACGGCACAAGGTCTTGACCGTACATTCATCGGGAACGGCGCAGCCGTCGCGAACGTCTCGCCGGCCGGCATGCTCAACGGTGTAGCCGGCGTGAAAGCGAGCGGCAGTGAAGCCCTGCATCTTATCGCGGACATCCAGACCCTGACCGCTCCGGCAATCGCTGCAAACCTTGACCTGTCGCGCGCGCTTCTGGTCATGTCGCCGGCACGTGCGCAGGCAATCGGAGCGATGCGTAACGCCCTGGGCGCGAAATACTTCCCGGACATCAGCAAGGACGGCGGTACGCTGGAAAACTATCCGGTCATCACGTCGAACAACTGCCCCGGCGATCAAATCGTGTTCCTGATTCCGGACGAGGTGTACCTCTCGGAAGATGCAGGCCCGCAGATCGACATTACGCGTGAGGCATCGATCATCATGGACAGCGATCCGGAAAACGCCACGACGGCCCCGGTCTCGATGTTCCAGAACAACATGGTCGCCGTCCGCATCGGCCAGTTCATCAACTGGCAGAAGCGCCGCAACCTCGCGGCGAACGTCATCACGGGCGCTACCTACGGTTCGACTGTCACGCCGTAATCCATCTTGCCCCGCAGTCTGCGGGGCTTCCTGTCCAACGCTTACAACCTCGGAGGGCTATGGCCCAATTCGTCACGGTGCAGGCCCTCCGGGATGCGCCGTTGCACCCTTCCATCAAAGAAGGGGAAAAGCGATCACTCCCGAAGCCCGAAGCAGATTTTCTGATTGCGCTTGGTTGGGTGAAGCTCGCACCTAAACCCGGTCGCCCCAAGTCCAAGGACGCTGAATGAGGGTATTCGGCTGGGACGTAACCAAGGCGCTCAAGTTCAAGAAGCGTCCCGCCGCGTCTGTTGGTGCATCGGCAATCGGTGCGCCCGGTTCTAATGGATACATCCGCGAACCATATCCCGGTGCGTGGCAAAAGAACCAGGCTCTAAGCACACGCGACGGAATGCTGGCTAGCTCGGCTGTATTCGCATGTGTGGACCTCATCTCGTCGGACGTTTCGAAGTTGCGTATCAAGTACGTCAAGTTGACGGACGGCGTATGGCTCGAATCCAGCGCGCCGCGCTTCACGACCATACTGCGCAAACCGAACCACTATCAAACGCGACAGCAGTTCGTTAAGGCGTGGCTCGCAAGCAAGCTGACGCACGGCAATACCTACGTTCTTCTCAACCGGAACAGCATGGGCGGCATCGTCTCCATGGACGTGCTAAATCCCAAGTACGTTGTTCCTCTAGTTGCGCCTGATGGTTCGATCTTCTATCAGGTCACGATGTCTCCGCTTATGGTCACGCCGCTGGAGACCTTCGTAGTCCCAGCACGCGACATCATCCATGATCGGGGTATTACGTCGTGGCATCCGCTCGTTGGCATGACGCCAATCGCAGCGTGTGCGGGGTCCGCCGTTCTCGCTAGCAGCATCACGAACAACTCCGCCGCGTTCTTCTCCAATGCGGCCCGCCCTTCCGGCGTGCTGTCCGCTCCGGGCGCAATCTCGGAGCCGACCGCCCAGCGCCTTAAGAAGCAGATGGACGAGTACAGCGGTATGGGTGCAGGCGGCACGCTGGTTGCCGGTGACGGTCTTGTGTACAACCCCATGACGATGACCGGCTCCGATGCGCAAACCGTCGAACACCTCCAATGGACTGCACAGGATGTCGCCCGGTGCTTCCACGTACCCGGCCATAAGATCGGCTTGGATACCGGCTCGCGAACTGCCAATAGTTCGGCCATCTACGAGGCGATGTACTACTCCGACTGCCTGCAAGCATACCTTGAGGCCATCGAGCTACTGCTAGACGACGCATTCGGCGTCCCCGATACAGTCGGATTCAAGTTCGATACGTCCGGCCTTATGCGAATGGACGAAGCCGCAATGCTGTCGGCCAACGCGCAATCGGTGGGTGCGGGGATCATGGCCCCGAACGAGGCACGCGCGCGGCAGGGTCTCGCGCCGAAGGAAGGCGGCGATACGCCGTACATGCAGCAGCAGAACTATGCACTTTCCGCTCTCGCAGGGCGCAAGCCGCCGGACGCGTCGGCACCCTCTGCAAACGAGAAGCCCGCCGACACAGACGAACAACCGCCAGAGGAGGAAACCGCTACGGCCGATGAGTGACCTAATCACCCTCGCGCAAGCAAAAGCACAACTGCGGATCACGGACAGTGACAGTGACGAGGAACTGACAATCCTCGTCTCAGCAGCTAGCGATATCGTTGTGGGCTACCTCAAAACGGTTGAGGCAGCAGCGTACACAGCGGACACCGTACCGCCGCGTGTCCGCACCGCCGTTCTCTTGGTCCTCGCATCTCTCTACGAGGATCGCGAAGGGGCCAACGATCCGATTGGCCCCGCAGTCCAATCGCTCCTCATGCGGGACCGCGACCCGGCCCTAGCGTGAGAAACATTCCCAGCCGCCCAACACGGCGCGTCGTAACCGGCGTCCGCGCCGGGACGCTCCGCAACAAGGTGTCCCTACAGCGTCGCACGTCTGGTCGCGATCCTGATACCGGACAGGAGGTTAACGCCTGGACGGAATACGCGTCCGTCTGGGGCGCAGTCCTCCAGCTAAACGGGAAAGAGCGCATCACGGGCGGCACGTCGGTAGACATCGGCTCCGCCAGCATCCGCATTCGCTATCGCAACGATGTGACCAACGGCGACCGCGCCGTAGCTCAGGGCGTCATCTTCAATGTCGCGTCCGTCCTGCCTAACGTGGCATCTCGCGAGTACACGGACCTCGTTTGCACTGAGAACGCGAACGATGGTTGAGTCGATTGTCTACAAGGCGCTCGCCGCGCTCGCCTCCGGTCAAGTCTATCCCGACGTTGCGCCAGCAAAAACCCCTGCCCCGTGGATCACATATCAAGTGGTCGGCGGGCAGGACTTCACGGGTCTCGACAACGAACTACCGGACATGGAAAACGCACGCGTTCAAATCAGCGTGTGGGCCAAGACTCGAAAAGAGGCGGCGCAGCTAATGCGACAGGTAAAGCAAGCACTGGTGAATCCGCAAACCAAGGCGGTCCCCATCGGCGGCCCAATCAGCAATTTCGAATCCGACACGCTCCTTTATGGGTCGTCTCTGGACTTCTCCATCACCTACAACACTGAGGTTTAATGGCAGAAAACACCGTATCGACGGCAATCAACGCCCAAGGTACTAAGCTCGAATACAACACCGCAACGACCGGTGCGCCCGCTTGGGCGAAAGTCAAAAACCTTACCGACCTTTCCGGCTTCAACGGCGCGGCCAACGTCATCGACGTTACCGACCTTGACAGCAAAGCGAAAGAGAAGCGGCTCGGCCTCCAAGACTGGGGCCAAGTAACGCTCACCATCAACACGAACCTTAAAGAGCCTTCGCACTCCGCCCTCCTGGCCGCGAAGAAGGCCGGCACGTCCATCGACTTCCGCGCAACCCTCTCGGATGGTTCCACGCTGGAATTCAGCGCGTTCGTGAAGGACTTCCCCATCTCGGCAAAGGTCGATCAGGTTGTTACCGGCGCGGTGAACCTGGAAATTACTGGCGACATCACCGTTACTGTCGGTGCGTGATCGCATAGACGAACTGGTGCGGCTCGCTATGGAGGAAATCCAAGCGAACGTCGTGCCGGTAATCAATCGACTTATCCGCGAGGCGCAATCCGCGCCCGCACCGACTGTCTGCAACTTTGAGGAAGGCTGCGAAAGCTGCCAATAACGCATGAACAAAGAACAAATCTTCGCAGCTATCGCCCCGGCCATCCATGAGGAGCCGATTAAAGCTCTCGGCGGCGCAAAACTTCGCTTCAAGGAACTGTCAGGCGACGCACGCGAATCGATGACCCGGAATATGGGCGACGACTTTAGCAACGCCCGCTTTGAAGCGCTTATCGTGGTCTCGACGGTCGTTGACGACCAAGATTCTCCGATGTTCACTCTCGATGACGTTGCAGCCCTCAAGGAATCGCGTGCAACGGCTGTTGCGGAAATGGCCGCCGTGTCCATGCGGATCAACAACATTGGTGCAGCAGCAGAGGCAGAAGCTGCAAAAAACTAAGGGCCAGCCCGGAACGCTTGATGTGGTTCCGGCTGGCTAAAGAACTCGGTATGTCTGTGAGGCGCGCTCAGGCCGAAGTATCCAGCGCGGAGTTTGGCGAGTGGATCGCGTATTTTTCCATTGAACCATTTGGAGACCGCATCGCGGACCTTCGCGCCGGAACCATTGCGAGCGTTATCGCCAACGTCAACAGAACACCTAACACGCCCCCGCTCTTGCCGAGTCAATTCATGCCGTGGATCAGCACGCCCAAGGCGGCAGAGCCTACCCGCAGCGCGGAGGACATCGCGGCATCGGTTTTCGGGGTCAACCTTGCGGAGCTAAAGAAGAATGGCACGCGGAAAATCGTACTCCGTAGACAACCCGGACGCACTGGCTAACGAAATTGCCGCGCTCGATACGACCGTTTCGGAATCTGTTTTGCGTCAATCCGCAGCGGCAGGCGTCACGGAAATCAAGAACGAAATCGCGGTTCGTGTCCCGCGCGAGTCCGGCGACCTAGCGTCCGGTTTGACCGTCACCTACGACCGCGAGAACAGCACGGCGGGTCTGAACGCAACCTATCTCGCGCTGTTCGTAGGCGACACGAAATCACGCTGGAAGACCGGCGGCAAACTGGCACGTAAAACCCTCGCGGCAATGCTGGAGGGTGGCAACTCGCGCATGCCTGCACACCCCTTCGTTCGACCTGCCTTCGAAGCCGTTAAGCAGCGCGCCGTAGATCGGTCGCGCGACACCATCCTTGCGGCACTGAACAAGAAAGGAGGTCCGTGAGCGGCAGCAACAATAACGTAACCGTACGCTATTCGGTTGATGCCTCCGGCGCACAGGCGGGTATCGGTCAACTCCGCGCCGCAAATGCGCAGCTAAACGCATCACAGGAAGAAGTACGGCGCAAGCAGGAAGCCGTACAGCGCGCGATGCAGGAAGCAGCCAGCAACGGCTATAACCTCACCGCGCGAGAAGCAAAGAAACTCGTAGACCAGTACGACCGCCTCCAGGCGACAGCCGGTAAGACCCGGTTGGAAATGCTCAATCAGCAGGCCGCCGCGCGAGGAGTTACTCAAGCGTTCTCCGCCCAAGCGGCGGCGATCCAACAAGCCGCGCACGCGGCGCACTCATTCAGTATCAACAACTCCGCCGCGCGTCGCGAAATGCTCGTTCTTGCGCACGAAGCGTCTCAAGGTCAGTGGAAGCGATTTGCTGGCTCCATGCTGGTGATGGCGGAGGCATCCGACGCACTGAGCCTGATTATGTCGCCGCTCGGCATGGGGCTTACTGCGGCGGCCGGTGCGGCTTTCCTGTTTGCCAAGCAGGTCTACGCGGGGTACGAATCGGCGCAGCAGTTCAACAAGGCAATCACTGCGACGGGCGGATACCTTGGCATGACGACGGAGCAAATGGTGCTCATGTCGAACCGTCTCCGCGACACACACACATCCCTAAGTGACGTGCGCGAAGCGATGGCGGCTGTTGCGTCTACTGGCGCAGTTACGGGCGATAGTCTCGCACTCGCGACAAAAGCCGCGCTTGCGATGTCGTCGGATATCGGCGTCGGATTCGACAAGGCCGCAGAGTCGATCGCAAAGATTCAGGACGACGTGCTTAAGTGGGTGTCCGAGTATCAGAAAGCGCACCACACGTTCAATGCAGCGCAGATCGAAGAGATTGAAAACTACGTCAAGGCTGGCGACAAGGCTGCGGCGTACAAGGCAATCCTTCGTGACCTCGCCGGCTCGCACGACGCCTTCGCATCCAACGCAACGCAGAACATCGGCGTAGTACAGCGCTGGTGGAACTCGCTAATCGCGACGGTCAAGCACTACTCCGCTGCTGTGATGAACATCGGCACGCCGGCCGGCACTATCGAAAAACTGCGCGCGCAGACGGAAGTAGTCGCCAACCTGCAAAAGACCATTCAGGACCAAGCGACAACGCACGGCAATAAGGCCGCCGTATCAGGCTCCGTGATCGACGCGAATAAGCGGGAACTCGCGGTAGAACTGGCGAAGCTCAACGCCCTCCGGGGTCAGTTGGACGCCGAAGAAAAGATGCGGCAATCGCGCGAGGGTGCAGCGAAAGGCGGCGATGCTGCCGTTCGGGTGGGTGAATACCTCCGCTCGGACAAGTACGCGAATTCGAAGCAGAAGCACAGCCTAGAGCTACAGCAGGAAAACGAGGCGTTCGCGAACGCAACACGCGACCTGGACAAAAATTCCGCGAAGTATGAGGAAGCACTCAAGCGGCACCAGGATAACGTCGCCCAAATCAACGAGTCGTACGCGAGCAAGAACAAAAAGCACGCCAGCGAAGGCGGACTCAATGCGGAACTCGCGCGCCTCGCTGGTATGAACCGGCTGATTGAGGCGGAGGCGAAACGCTCGGAGGCAACCCTCAAAGCGCAGCGCGATGCGGGGCTGATTGACTCGGAAACGTACTTCCAGCGCCTCCACGACATCCAGGCTAAGGCACTCGATCAGCAGATCGCAAACGCCAAGCAGCGAGCGGACATCGCGTCAGCGAAGAAAGAGAAGTCCACCTACGAGACCGCTAACGCGGAATACCTCCGACTCGCGGAGGAGCGGAAGAAGATCGACGCGGACCTGACGGACGCACTGGCGAAGTATCAGGCACAGCGCGCAGCGAACGTCGCTAAGTTCTCGATGCAAGAGGCTACGGCACTTGGCGCGCAACTCAATCAGTATGCGGACGCGTTCAACACGCGAAACATGCTGGCTGATGAGAAGGCCGTGTACGACGCACGCGCGGCTCTCCGCGATCAGTTCGAACGCAAAGTTGCGTCGCTTAACGAGCAATACAGCAGTCCGAACGCCGACCAGAAAGAGTACCAAGAAAAGCTAGCCATCGCAGGCGAAAGCTATCGGAAGCAGACGGAGGCGTTCGAGGAGAACCTACAGCGTCAGAACGCGATCCGGGAATCGTTTGGCGAGCAGTTCAAGAAGGGCTACGCCGACCTCGTAGGCTCATCGCAGACGACGGCAGAAGCGATCGTAAGCGGATTCCGTAGCGGCTTTGACTCTGTTAGTAATGCGCTCGATACGTTCATCACGACGGGTAAGGCTAGCTTTAGTTCGTTCGCCACGTCTGTTCTTGCGGACCTCGCGAAGATCGCATTGCGACAAGCAGAAATTGGCATCTTCAAAGGTATGGCTAGTGCCTTCTCGTTCTTTAGCGAAGGTGGCCCAGTACTGCATCGCGCGGGCGGCGGCCCCATCGCTGGCCCAGGCACAACGACCAGTGACAGCATTCCCGCGATGCTCTCGAATGGGGAGTTCGTCATCAATGCCGCGTCTACGAAGAAGTACCGCAGTCTGCTTGAGGCGATCAACTCCGGCCATATGGCGCACTTCGCAACTGGAGGTATTGCCGCAACGCTCGCGCCCTCGCCTGTCGCTTCTGGCGGTTCCTCTCCGGTTTCTGTCCAGGTGAACAACCACGGCGGCGGTGGATTGTCTGAGCAAGACGCGAAAGACCTACAGCAGTACGTGCAGTCTTGGATCGATATTCGAATGGAGCAACGCATGCGCGAACAAGGAGGCTTCGCCTATCAAATGAAGTACGGGCAAATCTGACGTTGGCTTATCCGGTATTCACATGGTCCCCACTCCTGGACGTGACAGGCACAACGAAATTCGACGTGCTTGTCGCGCAGTTCGGGGACGGCTACAGCCAGCGCGCGCCGAACGGGATCAATAACGCGGCCGATGTGTGGCCCGTGACATTCCGAAACGATGCGGCAACCATAGACACAATCTATGCGTTCCTCAAAGCCACGCGGGGCGCACAGCGCTTCGAATGGACTCCGCCCCGCCGCGCGAAAGGGTTGTTCGTGTGCGACTCGCAGGGCATCTCCCGGCATCCAGAAGGCGGAAGCGTCTGGACACTCACCGCAACATTTCAGGAGGTTTTTTGACGCTTGCCTAGTCTACAGAAAATCAACCTTGGTACGCCGCCCAGCGGAGTCGATGGCGATACAGTCCGCGCCGCACTTGCCAAGGTCAACACGAATTCGGACGTACTATCCGCGTGCGTCGCGTTAGGCTACAACATCCTTAGCGATAACTGGACGCTCGCGCCGAGCAACGTCGGCACGCGATTCGGCCTCAACATGGGGGCTGGTGGAAAATCGGTCAAGTTGCCGCTGGCGTCATCGGTGTCTGTAAATGCCTGTGTGCATTTCTTCAACGTCGGTCCGCCTGTGGCGATCGGCTTTCAGGGTGACGACGGATCGCAAATCAATCTGCTCAATACGGGGGATTGGGCGACTTACGTTGCGGACGGGGGCAAATACTGGCATGTCGCCGAACGCGGCCGGATGCTGCCGGATGAAGTCGTAAGCGGATTCCTCACTGTATCCAAGGGGCTTACGGTTGGTGGGGATCTCGTTGTTAAGGGCGGGGTTGCAGGGAATCTTGCAGCGACCGGCAAGCTGTCAGGCATAAACAGTCCCAACATGTTAATCAACGGGTCGGGTGAGCTAGGCAACACGTTCTGGAAAGGATTCGGAAATGGAATTGTTTTTGGGGCGGTGCAAGGTGGTTACGGAGAAGGGCCGATATTCCTGAACGCTGCTGCTATCAATACCGGGACATGGGTAGTTGACGAATCCTACGATATTCCGTGTGGCCCTGGTGTCGCAGTTACGCTATCTGCGGAAATCGGTTCGAGGGGTCTTAACGCCGGCCGAGTCTATGTAAAGTGCGAAGCGTTTAGGTCTGACGGAAATTATATCGGGCTTGTAACCGGGGTGCCTGCCAATACAACCAAGGTGGACTACACCTTTAGGAGTGGGGCAGGTATAACGCCCGATGGAACGGCGTCTGTGCGCGTGAGTAAAGTCGCTGATAACGCACCAAACATTGATGCCTTTGGCGTTGCGTTTCGTCGTATCAAGCTGGAGCGCGCCAGCGGAGCGTCGCTGTATTCGCAGGAGGCGACGGTTGGCTACGTTGGTGGCGCGTTGGCCGGAAAGTTGGACGTCGGCGGTCGCAAGGACGGAGTTGCTCCGGCTGCTGGGAATGTTGGACAGGAGATTGCGAGCTCGAACTTGTCGATCGTGTTGCCGGGCAACTCGACCTGGGTGACGGTTATGAGTCTGCCGTTGCCGCCTGGCGAATGGGATATTTCATCGACGCTGCTGTTTAACAGCAATTTGTCGGCAATTACGATGACCGGCGCGCTGGTGACACTGTCGACCACGAGCGGGGCCGTCAACGCGCAATGCCTCGCAGCAGTCACCGGGGTATCAACGAGCGGGTTCTTATCGCTTGCTCCGAGTGTGATGCGTGTTCGAACTAGCGTCGGGCTGACCGTATTCATGAATGCGCAAGGGAACGCAGGCGGCGCAGGTATTCCGTGTAATGGATATATGACGGCGCGCCGCGTAGCGGCATAGTGGGTTCACGACATTGGCAATCAAGACTGACGTACAAAGCAATACGCCGGGTGGTCGCGTTGAACTCTACGAGGTAGACCTAACTCCGCTCGGTGGCGATGTGATGCGGTTCCACGCGCACCTCCAATCCGGCCCGATCAAGTGGGGAGGTCACGACTATACGCCGTGGCCTATCACTGCATCCGGATTCGCACGCACCGGCTCGCAGAGTCAGCCCTCACCTACTCTCACGGTATCCAACGTTGACGGGTCTATCTCGGCCCTCTGCCTCGCATTTGACGACATGGTTGGCGCAGTCGTTCGGCGGCTCTGGACGCTTGAGCAGTATCTCGACGGGTCAGCATCCGCCGATGCTTCCGAATACACCGCTGTTGAAGTATGGCGGATTGAGCAGCGCACGGAGGAAACGGCCGTAAGTGTCTCGTTCCGGCTGGCGTCCGCTCTCGACTTTTCCGGCGTCCAACTACCCGCCCGACAGGTTACCGCGACTCTCTGCACGTTCAACTACCGAGACCCTGTTTCCGGCTGTAGCTGGTCCGGCGTAACGTTCTTCGATAGGAACAACAACCCAGTAGATGACCCTGCCCTTGACGTATGCAGTAAGCGCCTCTCCGGGTGCAAGTGCAGATTCGGACAGAACGCGGTGTTGCCCTGGGGTGGCTACCCATCGGCTGGAAGAAACGGAGGACTATGATTGATTCATCACTGCGTGAGGACATCGCTAGGCATGCCCTTGCGAAGTACCCGGACGAGTGCTGCGGCCTAATCGTTTCCGGACAATACATTCCATGTCGCAACATCTCCCCGACACCTCGCGATGCTTTCGAAATTGCTCCCGACGACTACGCGGCGGCGGAGGATATCGGGCCGATTCAAGCAATCGTACATTCCCATCCTGGCGCAAGCGCTCAACCAAGCCAAGACGACCTGACCGTCTGCGAAGATGGCGGCGTTCCGCAATGGATCATCGTGAGCCTAGGCGTACAGGCGGATGGCAGCATCGCAGTTGATGACTGGTGCGAGTTCTCGCCAAGCGGCTACGTGGCCCCGCTAGTCGGCTGCGAGTTCTCTCACGGCACGAACGATTGCTACGGCCTCATTCGTCGCTACTACAAGCAAGTTCGGGGCGTGGCTCTGCCGGACTTCCCGCGCTCTGGTGAGTGGTGGAAGGACGGAGTGTCAGACCTGTACACGCAGCACTACAAGGAAGCCGGATTCTATTCGGTAGGCCGCGCCGCAGATTTGCAGGTTGGCGACGTGCTTCTGATGAAAATCCGCAGCCCTAACGACGTGCCGAATCATGCGGCTGTCTACACCGGAGATGACGAAATCCTCCATCACCTTTGGGGCGAAGCGTCCCGACACGACACCCTTCCCCGCTATCTCCCGTTCCTAACCGACGTACTCCGCTACAAGGACTGACTTATTGGATAAACCCCGGATTGTTCGCCTGTATGGGCGACTAGGGGCGATGTTCGGCCGTGAGCATCGCTTTGTGATTCGCAGCACGCGAGACGCACTCAAAGCGCTATGCGCTATGGTTCCGGGGTTTGAGCGGGAACTCATGACAAGCCGGGATCGCGGCATCGAGTATGCCGTATTCGTCGGGCGTCGCAACATCAGTGAGGACGAGATTCCCGCGCCTGTGGGAGATGACGCGGTACGCATCGCGCCAATCATTCGCGGTAGCAAACGGGGCGGCCTTTTCCAAACGATTGCCGGCGTCGCACTAGCCGCAGTCGGAGCCGTTACTTCGTTCTTCGGAAACCCGTTTGGTACACAAATGATGTTGCTCGGCGCATCTATGGCACTCGGCGGCGTCGCTCAAATGCTCTCGCCGCACGCTACGGCGTCGAACGGCAGCAGCAATCGAAAGCAATCGTACTACTTCAACGGCGCAGAAAACGTAACCGAACAAGGCGGCCCTGTGGGTCTGCCCTATGGACGATTGCGCATCGGCACAACCGTTATTAGCCAAGGGATCACAGCGACCGATACATGACCTTGATTCACGGTAGTAAAGGAGGTGGCGGCGGTTCCTCGCCCGTGGAAGCCGACGACACCCTAAGCAGTACCGCATACGCGCAGATTCTCGACCTCCTCGGCGAAGGACCGATTGCAGGGTTTCCAGACAACCTCACGCCCGCCCAGTGTGTCTACTTCAATGACACCCCGCTACAGAACGCGGACGGCTCGTATAACTTCAACGTCAAGCAACTCGATTACCGGCTTGGCTATGTAGACCAGACGCATATCGCGGGCTTCGAAAGTTCAGTTGCGGAAACACAGGTAGGCGTCGCGCTTACGGCACAGCAGCCGTGGTCGCATACGTTCACAAACATAGACCTTAGCGCCGCTCGCATTACCCTTAGCGTTAGCGGCTTGTCAAAGACCGACACGATCACGGGGAACATTTACGGGTATCGGGTCGCGTATCAGATTCAAGTTTCTAAGGATGGCGGATCGTTCTCGACAGTCATCGATACCGCGTTCGACGGGAAAGCTAGCTCGACCTATACACGTTCGCACCGTATCGAACTGTCGGGCGCAAAGTCACAGTACACCGTCCGTGTCGTCCGCCTTACACCGGATGGCACAACACAGTACATCCAAGACAAGACGAGCGTCGTTAGTTACGCGGAGGTCATCGACGCAAAGCTGTCGTACCCGTATAGCGCGCTTGTCGCTCTCCAGATCAACGCGGAGCAGCTCTCCAGTATGCCGACACGGGCCTATGACGTGTTGGGGCTCCTCGTTAAGTACCCGTCGAACTACAACCCAAAGACGCGCGTATATACGGGAACATGGGACGGAACGTTCTCGTTCGGCTGGACCGATAACCCGGCGTGGATTTTCTACGATCTAGTGCTGAACAAGCGCTACGGGCTGGGGCGCTACGTCGATGCGACCATGCTCGATCGTTACGCGCTGTACCAAATCGGCCGATACTGCGATGTCTTGGTGTCGGACGGGAAAGGCGGCCAAGAGCCGCGTTTCACCTGTAATTGCTACATCGCATCCCGTGCTGACGCGATCAAAGTAATTCAAGACCTCGCCAGCGTTTTCCGTGGAATCGCATATTGGTCGGCTGGCAGCGTCATCGCCTCTGCGGATATGCCCTCCGATCCGGTCTATGTCTACACGGCCGCGAACGTCATCAAAGGCGAGTTTAAGTACGTAGGTAGCTCGCTACGAACGCGATACACCACCGCGCTTGTCACGTACAACGATCCAGGGAACGCCTACAAGCAAACCGTGGAGTACGTTGAAGATGCGGACGGAATCAACCGGTACGGCATCAACAAAGCTGAGATAACCGCGTTCGGCTGCACAAGCCGGTCCCAGGCTCAACGTGTGGGCCAATGGTCGCTCCTGACTTCGCGGTATGAGACCAACGCAGTAACGTTTAGCGTCGGCATGGACGGGACACTTGCGCAGCCCGGACAGGTAATCGCCGTTGCAGACCCCGCGCGCGCTCGGCGGCGAATCGGTGGGCGGCTCCTCAGCGTTCAGGACGCATCGCACGTAACGTTGGATCAGGCTCCGCCTGACATTGCGGCCGGAGATTCGCTCACGGTAATCATGCCGACCGGGATTGCGCAGAAGCGTGCTATCACGTCAGTGTCCAACGGTTTCGTCCAAACCGCCGACCCATTCTCAACTGTGCCTCTGGCCGGCGCGGTATGGATGGTAGAAAGCAGTAAGGTACAGGCGCAGCTTTTCCGAGTTACCAGTGTCTCCGAGAAAGAAGGCATCACCTTCGAAATCTCAGCGACTCAGCACGAACCGGGCAAGTACGCAGCTGTGGATTGCGGCGCGGCAATCGACCCCGCCCCGATCAATGGGCTACCTCTCAACACTCAACAAGCGCCGGGCAATGTCCGCGTATCGCAGTTCGTCGTAGTCGATCAGGGCATCACGCGAACCAACATGACGATTGCTTGGGATTCCGCACCTAACGCAATCGCGTACATCGCAGAATTCCGGAAGGACAACGGAGATTGGATCACGGCCGGACGGACTGGCGGCCTGTCGATCGATGTCTCGAACATTTACACCGGTCGCTATGTGGCGCGTGTTCGTGCAGTCAATGCGCTGGATATCGTGTCGCCCTATGCGTTCTCGAAGGAGACCGTACTACAGGGCAAGACGGGCGCACCGCCTCTCGTTGCGTCACTTACTGCCAGCACAAATCAGGTGTTCGCGGTTTCGCTGGATTGGGCTTTCCCTCCAGGCGCGAGTGATACCGCCTACACGGAGGTCTGCTTTAGCCACACGCCGGACTTCTCCAAGGCAGTTCAGCAAGGGCGCTACAGCTACCCGACGAACACCACGAAACTGCTAGGGCTAGCGGCGGGCTACGAAATGTACTTCTGGGTACGTCTCGTAGACACGACGGGCAACATAGGGGCGTGGTTCCCGGCCACGAATCAGGCCGGTATCCGGGGTATGTCAAGTAGCGACGCAACGGACATTCTTAGCTACCTGACTGGAAAGATTGGCGAGACGCAACTCGGTAAGGAAATCCTTGACCCCATCAAGGACATTCCAGGGATCAAGCAAGGTGTCTCCGACAACGCGGGCGCGATCTCCAAAGAGACGGCCGACCGTATCGCGGCGATAAATGCAGAAGCGAGCGCACGTGCCAAAGCACTGACCGACGAAGCAGCAGCACGCGGCGCAGCAATCACTAGCGAGCAGAAGGCACGGCAGGATGCGGACTCGTCGCTTGGTTCACGCATCGACACCGTAACAGCAGCCAACGGCGCAAACGCGGCTGCGATCCAATCAGAGACAACCGCCCGCACAAACGCGGATAGCGCTCTTTCATCTCGTATCGATACGGTCACTTCGAAAGCAGACAGCAATACAGCTGCAATCACGGCCGAAGCAAAGACGCGTGCCGACGCTGATAGCGCGATGTCGGGGCGTATCGACGCACTGAAAGCGGACGTAGGCAGCAATGCGGCTGCGATCACTTCGGAAGCCACGGCACGCGCCAATGCCGACTCTGCCCTGTCTGGTCGCATCGACACTGTTAGCGCCGCGACTGCTACCAACGCTGCAAACATCAGTTCCGAAATGAAGGCACGCGCCGATGCAGACGCCGCATTGTCAACGCGAGTCGATAAGGTTTCCGCACAGCTTAACGTCCCGATGGCCGGCGATACTGGAGGCATGGCGGGCGCAACGTCCGTGTATGCCGGCGTGTGGTCCGAGCAGTCGGCGCGGGCAGAGGCAGACCTCGCAATTTCTCAACGGGTCGATACCGTTACTGCGCAGTTCAATAACACGAACAATGATTTGCGCGCAGCAATTCGCACCGAATCGGAAGCGCGGGCAACCGCCGATAGCGCGCAAGCGCAGCAGATCACAACCGTTCAGGCCCAAGCAAACGACAACGCGGCCGCCGTTCAAACTGTGGCGAAGTCATACGCAGACCTTAACGGCCAACTCTCCGCGTCGTACACCGTCAAGACTCAAATTACAAAGGACGGCCGTACGTACATGGCTGGTATTTCGTTGGGCGTCAATGGCAGCGGCGGCGATGTGGAATCACAAATCCTGATGTCGGCGTCTCGCTTCGCAATCATCGACCCGAACGGCTCCGCCGTGAGTTCCCCATTCATCGTGCAAGGCGGCCAAGTATTCCTCAACGACGTATTCATCGGAAACGGCCGAATCACCAACGCGATGATCGGTAGCTATCTCCAGTCGGACAACTATGTTGCCGGGCGGCAAGGATGGCGGCTCGACAAAAGCGGATGGTTCGAAATCAACAACACTGACGGACAAGGAAACCGATTGAACATCGACAGCAACGGTGTGCGCGGCTTTGATGCCAACGGAACCCTTCGGTATCGCCTGGGGTTCTATTGATGGGAGTAGGACTGCAACTATGGGACGCCTCCGGGCGTCTCGTCCTAGACGGTGGCACTCGATGCGGCCGCATCAAAGACATGGTGTATGTGAGCGGAAACGACGGCGCAGTAGGTGCGAATCTGTCGGACGGTACTCCGTGGTGGTCGTTCATGCCGGAGTTCCTGTTTAAGCACATCAGCATGAACGCCCCGGTCCCAATCATCGACATTGACGCGAACGGCGTCCGCTGGCGTTATAGCACTACTAGCGACGGCTACCGAACTCCGGTTCAAGGCTGGCTTGTTTACGGCGTGTATTGATGTCCGTAGGGTTCCAAGCATTTACAGATTCCGGCTTGTTCCAGATCGACGGATCGACGGCGAATTATCAGCTAACCGCCAGCCTCGCGGCGGTATCGCAGCAGACCACCATAAACACCGTCTACAACAACGCAAGCATCCAGTTCACCGGAACATTCTGGCTGTGTAGCTTCACATTTCGATCCGACCAGCCGCCACTCTGGGCGTTTGTTGCAGACGGCGGAGTGATGGTTACGCCGTGGGACTTCACAAGAAACGGCAGCATCTACACCGTTAGATTGATTACAACATCGCAAACGACCGTACGACTGTTCGTGTACGCGCGCGTATCCCCTGCCTCATCAAACTTCGGGTTCCAGGTGTTCGATGCTGGCGGAACACTCATCGCAGATGCTTCGCAGCCATTTTGCAAAGTGCTGGACGTAGTGGCCGGGCAATACCTCGACGGCTACGGGTGGGCGGTAACAGGCTTCCCGGGCGTTGCTACGCAATCACGCAGCTATGGCCGACCGGTCGCTATCGCATGTATGTGGCCCGCCCACTACATCAGCGGATCAACCAACAGTAGCCAACGGATTTGGGACATTGCTGAAATGAGCGCCGTTGGCGTATCCGGTGATGTTGTTACGTGGGAACTACACCGCTATAACGGAGGGAATCCTCCAAACATCACGTGCTACCGAGAGTGCATGCACTACCGGTTCATGGTTCTAGACATGACCGGCGTTCTGTAGCCGATCCACACAAGGAGAAGATGGGAATTTTTCAAGAGGCGGCCGACAGCGCCGCCGCATCAGCCGGTAAGGTCACAGTCACAACCGGCACGGCCTTGTACGGCATCACGACCCTACCCCTCAGCAGCTACGCGGCTGCACTCTCGATTGTGTTGTCGGTCTGCTATATCTGGGGCGCTCTGCCTCGCGTGGCCCGGACTGCGGTAGCCCTCAAGCGCGGCTTGATCGATAAGGACTGGTCTCTGTGGCGAAAGCTGGGCGACCAACCCACGCCTACGAAAGACGACTGATGCGTGGGATTGATCAGATTCTAGCGGCCCTATTCCTTGTCGCCGCAGTCGTTGCGGCCGGAGCGGGTCTCTACGCCCAGCACGAACACAACCGGGCCAAGGAACTAGTGAACAAGGTAGCGGAGGTCCAACGGGAGCGGGATGGATATGCCCGTGCGCTCGACGCCCAGAAGGCGGCGGAAGAAAAGGCCCGGAAACGCCAGGAGGCGGCCTCTGAGCGACTGCGGCATGCGATCAAGGACAACCCCACAGTAGCGGATACGGTCGTCCCTGATGCGGTGTGGGACGCAATCTACGGGGATTCAAATGAGGGGAATTAACGCGGGAGTGGCCGTGGTGGTCGCGGCCCTGTTGGCGGGGTGTGCTGCGAGGAGTTCGGGAGGGATTCCGGACGCATACTTGCAAGACTGCGTCCATGCACCGAGACCGACAGGTAAAACGGTCGCGGACTTGGCTCAAGCTTTAATAGACGAGCGCACTGCGATGGAGGCGTGTGACTGGCGGGATAAGGCCGCCCTCCGTGCGTGGAAGGCTGGTACGATCACGCGGGCAAATTAGCAGGCGCACCTAATTCTAGTGTCACACATGGCCGCACCCTGCGTTACAGTGTGACACGTTAGGTCGCCCGCTAACCGATTGATATTTAACGATTTTATTTTCACCTTGAATTACCAGACGATCCTCGAACGCATCCACACCGAACTCGCCCCCTGGATTGGCCAGGGCCGGGTTGCCGACTACATTCCCGAACTCGCGAAAGTGCCTGCCGACAAGTTCGGGATGGCCGTCGTGACGCTCGACGGAAACGTTTGCACGGTGGGCGACGCGTACGAGCGCTTCTCGATCCAGAGCATCTCGAAGCTGTTCGCGTGCACGCTTGCGTTCCAGCTGCTGGGCGACGAACTGTGGGAACGGGTCGGCCGCGAGCCGTCCGGCAACGCGTTCAACTCGCTGGTCCAGCTCGAGAGCGAGCGCGGCAAGCCGCGCAATCCGTTCATCAACGCCGGCGCGCTGGTCGTCACCGACGTGCTGTGCCGCCGCTTCGTGAAGGCCGAGACGGCGCTCGTCGAATTCGTGCGGCGGCTGATCGGCGCGAACGACATCGACTACGATTCGCGCGTCGCGCAATCGGAGCTGCAGCACGCGGAGCGCAACCGCGCGATGGCGCACTTCATGGCGAGCTTCGGCAACATGCAGATGCCGCCCGACACCGTGATCGATGCGTATTGCCGCCAGTGCGCGATCACGATGAACTGCGTCGAGCTCGCCACCGCCGCGCTGTTCCTCGCGAACGGCGGCGTCGCGCCGGTCACCGGCGAGCGGATCGTCGATTCGAGTTCCGCGAAGCGGCTGTCGGCGCTGATGCTGACCTGCGGCACCTACGATGCGGCGGGGGATTTCGTGTATCGCGTCGGGCTGCCCGCGAAAAGCGGTGTCGGCGGCGGGATCGTCGCGGTACTGCCGGGCGAGATGGCCGTGTGCGTGTGGGCGCCGGGGCTCGATGCGAACGGGAACTCGCTGGCGGGGACTACGGCTTTGGAATGGTTGACGACTTATTCGGGAAGGTCGATTTTTTGA